GTTCTTGACCAAATCGGCAGAGGGAAAGAGCTGTTTAGAGCCTGGGCAGGACGAATGAAACAATTATTAGAAAGCGCAGCAGCGAGAGCCAGTGAATCCGGCTCTCGTATGCTGCGCTTTGCGCAAGAAATGCTCAGAGCTGCTCATACTTTCTTATTGAAATTGCCCGATAATGTAAAATTGGAGTCCAAGGGAGCAGAGGCCGATAAACGTAGGCAGGCATTATTCTATGCAGGCGCGGCGGTAGACAAAAATATTACTCCTTCTGCTTTCAAAAAGATGCTTCAACAACGCCAGCCTGCGTTGTTGGAAGGAATTAAAGACTACATTGACGCTGCGTTTGCAGGTCTCAAGTATTACCCTAGACAAAACGATGCTAACGTGATAGAATTACTAAAAGAGATTAACGGAGGTGGAAACAATGAGCCTATACGAACTACCGGAACCGCTACTGAAAGCAATAGTGGACGCAGGGCTGAAAACGGCGTGGAAGGAGAGCCTGTCTCTGCCGTCGGCGGAAGCAAGGTACAGAGCCAAGGCGAAAATTCAGAAGCAAGCGCAGGCGTTCGTGAGCAGGGGCGTAGAGAGCCAAGCGGAGACGGCAGCGAGGATGTTCACGGAAGTAGGCCCGTTGCTGGCGGAACACGAGGCAATCAGCAAGGCAGCTCAGAAGTTTCCGATTCTGCGGAACGCGGCGCCAGAAATCTTGACGGTGGAAGAAGCAGTGGCGCTGATGGAAGCGGACAATCCGTATCTGACAAACGTGGAGAAGGGGCTTCTAACGCTGTATCTTCGCCGAATGAGAGCAAAAACACCGCTGATGAAGCTAACGAACGATTAGCAAAGCAAAGAGAAATTAAAGATGGAGTACCAATCAAGGTAGCGGATAAGGCGAATATCGCCGAGACGCTACCTGTTTTATTGCCCGAACAGCAGCAGGATGTGCTGGCGGTAGAAGACCGCTTTTTCGGTAAAAATAAAGTAGGCATCCTTGTGGCAAATGGTACAGGTACTGGTAAAACGCTTGTTGGCTTAGGAGCTATCAAGCGTTTTTTGCTGCAAGGGAAAAAGAATATTCTTATCGTCGTGCCAAGCGCAGAGATTGGTAACGCTTGGGCAAAGACTGGCAGCAGTCTTTTGCAAATCGACAATATGGCACGTATTACTAACGGCAAACCCGTTAAAGCCGTGCCCAATATCATCACCTATGCTGCTCTGACAAGCAACAAAGAAATCCAAGGTAAAAATTGGGATTTGATTCTTTGCGACGAAGCGCACCATATCATTAGCGGCTCGGGACGTAGCGACATTGGTACACTTGAGGATAAAGGCATTGCGGCGTTGGCTTTGCGTGGCTTGTTCGGACATAAAGCAGATGGTTTTGACGGCTATATCCGCATAAAGTACCAAGACCTTTTTACGAAACGTAAAGCCAACGACGAAGAAATCAAGAAGCTCGAAAACGTTTTAGACGACACACCTCCGGCGGTTATTGAATCTGTTCCGCAGCTCAAGAAACAGAAAGAGAAACTTGCTAGGCTTACTGCTGAGAACAAAGCACTTACTGCCAAGATTTTTGAGGCAAGAAAGAAAGAGAAGCCTAAGTACGATAAGCTTATGGAAAGCCGTGACTCCAAGGTATTGCTTTTATCTGCAACGCCTTTTGCTTATCCGCAGAACGCATTCTATGGAGAAGGCTTGCTGTTCGACTACGCCGACTCCAAATACGGCGGCAGCGCAGGCGGTTTCTTGACGAGAGTGTTTGGCTTTATCGTGACTTCTACGGGTAAAATTAAACCTCGCCGAGATACCAACGGATTGATTGCGGATAACTCTATCAACGAAATCAAATTCCATGACATGTTGGTCAATAGCGGAGCGATGATTAGCCGCCGTCTGGAAATCGACAAAGACTATAACCGTCAGTTTATTAAAGTCGATGATGACGGAACCATCAAAAAGATTGAGGATGGTTACGATATGATTGATAGAACGTACGGCAACATAGTGATTGATGGAATGCGTGTCAACGTAAACTTAGGCGATATGTTCAGAAAAAGCTTCGACTCCAATGCGCAGTCTTATGTGCTGGAATCCATCAAAGCTAAAGCTGCCGTGGATATGATTAAATCTTATATCTCTCGCGGCAAAAAGGTTGTATTGTTCCACGACAGAATCAGCAGCGCGAATACCAAACCGTTTGTATTGTCTAAAAGCGTACTTAAAGAACTGACTACTGAGCAAAAGCAGGCTTACGAGTTGTTCCAAAAGGAGCATCCGGAGCTTGTGGAGTTTGAAATTTCTCAAGAGTCTAACCCTGTGACAATTATCAGGAACGCTTTTGGCGACAAGGCTCGTTATATCAACGGACAAGAGAAGAAAGCCGATAGAGCACGTGCTGTCAAAGAATTTAACGATGACAACAGCGGCGTTGACTTAATCATGGTAACATCTTCTGCGGGGCAGGAAGGCATCTCTTTACACGACACAACTGGCGTACATCCTCGCGTGCTGATTAATTTAGGTATGCCCGTAAGACCTACTGCCGCTATCCAGATTGAGGGACGCATTTATCGCTATGGCAGCAAGTCGAACGCTATGTTCAGATACCTTGCAACCAATTCCATTATGGAGCAAACAGCTTTCTATGACAAGATTGCCACTCGCTCCAAGACAGCAGAAAACATCGCGCTCGGTACTGACGCTCGCGCATTGGACATTGCTTTTCAAAGCGGCTTCATGCAGGTCGTCCTCAGCGGAACAGAAGGCGTAAGAACAGTGAACTATGCTACCGACGAGGAAAGCACCGGGGGCAAAGCTAAAGATAGCCTGTCGAGAAAAGAAGCACTGATTGAGTTTAGCAATGCAGCAAACGCTTCTGGCGACATTCGCTTTAAGGCAGCCGCCGAGAGATTAAACGAACAGGAAAAGGCTGATGAAAGAGCAGCGAAAGAAAACGCCGCAGCCGCAGAAGATGCGGCGAAGCGCAAAGAGATTCTTACTCCGCAGAACAAGGGTAGATTTAAAAAGGCTTTTGAGGAAGCAGTACATGCTAAGGAAGTTATAGAAGTGGCTGACGGTGTGTATGTGGCGACTTTGTGGAACGGCAGAAACCTTTGGCTTGACACTAACACTTCGCAGGCAGCGGTGCTGGCGAAGATGAGCGATGAGCAAAAACGACGCATGTTGAATGCTGCTAACATCAAAGGCTCCGGCTTCGAGATTCAAGGCTTTTATAACAGAGAGCTGCGTAACGGCGGCATCGTGGATATGATTCGTTTGACTGAGGCGGTCAAGGATGGCACTCTCGACCATGAAACCATGCACTTTGTTTTCAATGTACTGTTGACAAGCAAAGAACGTGAAGACCTCATGCGTTATTATAAGTGGCGCTTGAAGCGAGAGATGGGCGAAGAGGCGTTCAATAAGCTCTCTGAACAGACACTCAATGACCGTTGCGAGGAGCTTATCGCTGACCAGTATGCAGCTTTCGTCAAGTATGACAAAGAAACTGCAAAAGCTCCGCTGACAATCAATAATATCGCCAAGAAAATTCTTTGGAAGGTACAAAAACTGCTGGCGCAGATGTTGGATAAAATCGGCTTGCACACTCCGCACGGCATTTACCTTGCGACGAGAAGCGGCAAGATGTTCAACCGAACAGGAGAAGAAGCAATGGGTGTTGGCGAAATTAAAGCCCTTGCGCTTAATAAAGATGTGGATTTAAATAAAATGGTCAATGTGGTTAGCATAGATAATTTGCTGCCTAAGGATATTCGCAATGCTAAAGAGTTAAAACCATACATCAAACAATTGATTGAACAAGATGATTCTTTCAATACAGCTGACAAGAAGGCTGTTATGTCAATATTGCCGAAAGATGTAAATCACCTTACATACTCTAGTGACAAAAACATGCGCCCAAGAGAATACAAGGTGCGTGATAATAGCATCGCTAATATTGGCGACCTTATTAAAAATTCTGTTCTTATCGAAAGCGTCCCGAATAGAAAAACCGATGACAAGCCCAAAGTAAGAGCTTATCATCGGTTCTATGTCCCTGTTAGGGTTAATGGGAAAATTTACACTGTAAGATTGGTGGCCGAGGAACAAAACGGAGATATTACTCTAGACCCTACTAACGTCAATCTTTACGACGTAGTAATAGAAAGAACCCCCCACTCTGCCAACGGAGCAAAAGTTGCTCCTTATCGGGCAGACCGTGAGGGGTTCGATAGCATCAGTATAAACGATATGCTGCAAGGTGTCAAGGATTATGAAAAAAATCCGTATATAGAAACGGATGATTCTTATTCTCCCGAAGAGCAGCCCAACGGCGAGATGCACTTTAAGCTTACTCCAGTCGACGAAGTAAACGGCAAAGCCTTGCCGGACGACTTGAAAGCGGTGCTTGAAGAAGCGAATAAATTTGCCGACAAAGCAGGAGCAGAGGCTGGCGAAATCACTGTTAAGCATAAGACTATGGCACAGGCCGCGAAAGACAAGGCTGCCGGGATTGCCGACATGCTCGTGCGTAGTCCAAGCCGTTTAGCGGAGAAGAACCCAGTTTTCAACAGCTTCTACAAGATTTATAGCAAGGCACAGGAGACACAGGAGAAACTTCGTGCTAGATGGCGCAAGCAGTTCCAAACTTCTATCACCGAGCTGAAATCAGCAGAGGATATGAATAACTTTGTCGAACTTATGATGACAGGCGAGATGGAGCAAAAAGAATACACTTTGCAACAGCTCAAGGACGCTGGCTACAACAAAAATGTACGCAACGCATATTCTCGTACCCGTCAGCTTATCCGCAACGTCTGGGAGGCTGTCAACGACGCTCACAGGGGGCTGGAACATATTCACGAAACCGTCAGTGGCAACGAACTCAAGAAGCTCGCAAAAGAGCCGTTCTTGGAGAACATTCAAGTTGCAGTCAAATGGCAGGCTAACGGTGAAGAATTTACAAAATGGAAGCTGCTTAAAGAAGTCAACGTCGCTTCTGGCGGCGAGTATGAAGTGCGCTATGACAAGCCGAAGGTTTATACTAGCGCAGCGAAAGAACAGCTCACCGCAGAGCAGCTCAAAGAATTGCAAAACAGCCCTTATGCGCAGGTTACAAACATTGTGCAGAAGCACATCGGCGGAGAAGATGGCGCAACGTATTTTGAAGCAAAGGTGAAACGCACAGTGCCGCCAATCGGTAAGATTACCGGCTACTTGCCGCACCTTTACGAGCAGTGGATGGTGCTGGCCAGGACGGAAGAGGGACTTGTCCCTGTCGGCAGCGGCAAAACATTAAAAGAAGCCTATAAGGTTGCGGAGATGCTACAAAAGAACGGCGGTGACAAAATCGACTTCCAGATTGCGCCGAAACTGTTCGACGCTAACAATGTACTTGGTGGCGGCGAGGACGCAAAAGGCGGCAAAGGCTCGCTGGTTGTCAGCGACGCTGAATATATCCGCTTGCAACGAGCGCTCGTAGACAATGCAAAAATGAGCGTGCCCGAAGCACGCAAGGTGCTGGAGGGAGCTGTGAGCCGCACGGCTCGTAACAGATTCTTCGGCAACCTTGCACATAGAAAAGGCAGGGTAGGCTATAACTCCGACGTTATTACGACGATTGACAGATACTTGCTGTCGTCGTCCCGTTACTGCGCGTTGCAGCCAGCCAAGAGCAAGGCAACTAAGCTGTTTGAGAGAACCTTCGGACGATTCGACAAAGAGTATGGCGGTAAAGAAGCCATGGCTAATATCATTAAACGCTATATGCGCTACAACAATGGCACGCCGAATTATCTGGAGCAAGTTATAAACACTACACTTGCTAAAAATGACTGGATTGTAAAGCATGTTAACGCAGAGTACGGCGATAGACTCGGTGTTGCGTTGGCGAGCAGAATCAATGGCTTTTTGAGTAAGAACCTGCTTGGCTGCCTCAATATTTCATCCGCTCTCGTAGGTGTAACACAGCTCGTAAATACTTATGGTTTGATTGGCAGTTATACCGGTACTGGTATGCAGGCGGCAAAACGCATGAACATGACGGATAGAAAAATCCTTGCCGAAGCAGGCGTACCTTATAACATTGGACTTGATACTCCGAGCGGTTTCTCCAAACGCAGAAATGCTATTGAGGGACGAAAAGAAAGCTCATTCCAGCAGATTAAGGATTACGTCAATGCGGCTGGCGAAAAAGGCATGTTCCTTTTCAAGAAAGCAGACGAGATTACGAGAAAAGTAACCACTCTCGGCGCTTATTATCAAGCCATCGACGAAGGCATGACGCATAAACAGGCTATTGCTTACGCGAAAAAGATAAACCGCGAAGCCAACTTCGACTACGGCGCTGCTGATGCTCCGGGCGTAAACCAGATGATTAGCGGCACGGTGTTCGGCGATTTGGCTCTGCTGTTCCAAAAATACCCCATGAAAGAATGGGAGCTGATGCGTTCACTTATCCCATACTTCGGCAAAGGCACGAAAGCGCAAAAGGCTCGTTTCTGGGCAACGTATTTTCTGATGGCAGGCTTCGCTGGCTTACCGGGCGGCGACTGGCTGGACGAACTTCTCGAAAAATGGTTAGGCTATAAACCGTCAACTGTTTTGAAAGAGGAATTGTTTAAACACATGGGAGACACCCCAGTGACTAGAACAATTATCTATGGCATTTTCTCGAACCTCGGAATTGACATTTCACGTCGCGTGGGCATGGGCGGAATGTTCCCGGATAGCGATTCGCTGCTGGGCTATGCTCTTGGCCCTGCTGGAAGCGTGGCGTGGAACGGCATTAACAGTGCTGCGTCCGGCGATTATATTAAAGCGACAAAGGCTTTAAACCCTGCTCTTGGCAATATTGCCGAAGCAGTGAGAGGTTATAGCACTAACAGCAAGGGGCAGGTGTCTTACAAGTATAAAGGCACAGAACGATACCTTAAATCTATGGGCTTTAGACCTGTTGGGCAAAGCGTGGAAGCAGATATGACCTCTGCGCTCTACACAGATAAGCAGAGAAGCAAAGACGCTCGCCAGAAACTGCTCATGGAAGCTGCAAGGAAACGCGCCGATGGCATCAAACTGACGGACGAGGAACTCACTAAGCTGCGTAAGGCTGGCGTTACAGGCTCACAGCTTAGAAAGGCTGTCAAAGATATGCAGATGAGCACTAGCGAGCGCATGAAGCAAACCTTGAACAAAAAACAAAAGAAAGAGTTTGCGGGCAATCCGCTGCTTGATGATGACTAATTAGTCGGGGAGCCGTGGCAACCGTCACGGTAAATATAAAAAAGTATAGTTGCGGAAAATGGTCGAAATTCCGTAACTATACTTTAATTTTTTCTATAAGAGGTAACTATGGGATTAGAAGAGGTTCTTAGTATGATTGTGAGCGGCCCTGCGCTGGCAGCGGTATGTATCGTTGTATATATGCACAGGCAGGATAGTCAATCCTTGCACCAAAGCATTGATAACAATACAAATGCGCTAAAGGAACTGGCAGGGCTTATCAACGAAATGCGTATCGAGCAGGGCAAGGTAGACCAGCAGCTTGACAGCCTTTGGCACCGCTACAAAGAGCTTAAAGAAGAGCTGGACGAACTGCGTAAATGCTGTCACTGCGGCGGCAGTAAAGGCGGTGAATAGCTTATGTGGAACAAGATTAAAGGCTATGTCGGGAAATATTTAGATATAGCCAAGAACAGGATTAATGATATGCAGTCGCCTATCAAATGGATGATAGTGTCCTATTTTGCTTTAGTTGTACTGCTGGTGCTGACATACTACGGTGCGTGGTGCTGGCAGGCCTACTACGGCAAGATTGTGATGGGCGACTTGCTGGCGGTAATCCAAGAGATGATTGGTCCTGCTATGATAGGTTTTGTGACCTTCATTGCAGGCTGCTTTGTCGACGTAAACGGCAACGGCGTTCCCGACAAATTTGAGGACAAAAAAGACGACAAGGAGCGTGATGAAAACGGCGAAGGTAATTGTTAAAGAAACACACCTTGATTTTGACGGCTTAAATGAGCGTCAGAGCACCAATATGATTGTGGTGCATCATACAGGCAATCCGACGGACGATGACCTGTCGGCGGCGGAGATTCACGCCTCTCATAAGGCGCAAGGCTGGGCTGGCATCGGCTACCATTATGTCATCCGCAAGGACGGCACAATCGAGCGAGGCAGACCTAGATGGGCCGTGGGAGCGCACGCTTACGGACGCAACCGAGATACAATCGGCATCCATGTGTGTGGTAACTTCGAGATTGCACGCCCCACGCCAGAGCAGCTTAACAGCCTCTCTGCGCTCATTGGCGAGCTGTGCAATATCTACAACCTGACGGCGGCAAAAAACGTCGTGGTAGGGCACAGAGACCTTATGGCGACTGCTTGTCCTGGTAGAAAGCTTTATGAAAAGATGCAGACCATTCGCGGCAACGCTGAATGGTATAGACTGCATTGAGAAAGTGAGGTGAATAGACGATGATGGAGAAACTTGACAAATTTGTAGAGTATGTCACTGATAAAAAATTTCTGGCTGGACTTGTGCTGGGCTTTGCGTTAGGAGCACTGCATCACTATTTCGGTTTATAATTTACTAGTAGTTGGGGACAATTTGTCCCCAGCTATATCTCATGAGGTAAACAATGAATGAAACTAAAGAATTTATTAAAAGCCATTGGATTATGCTTATTGCTGGCGCTGCCGTTATCTGTGCAGGCGTCTACTTCTTCGCAGGAAGCAGAGTACACGATAACGGAGTCGGAGCTGACACTGTTAGACACGAGATTGGAGCAGCTCGCGAGCAGCAACATCAAATTAGCGAGGGATTGCAGAGTGCTGAAAGCAGAGCTGGCGAAGTCGCAAGCAGCATTGAACGAAGCGAGGCTGCAAACCGAGAAGCTGCAAGCAGAGCTGACAGCATTGAAGCAACAATCGAGCAGCAGCGAACTGCTATTGCAGACTGCCAACGACTCACTAGAACTGTACGAGAAAGAGGTAAAAAGGCAGCAACGGATAATTAAGACACAGCGCAACATAGCATGGGTATTGCTAGGCGGCGCTTTAGCGGTGGCAATCGCAACATAATATGGATGATTTCAAAAAGCGTGCAAGGGACTGGCTGCATAATTCGACGCGAGAAGAGTTTTACGCCGTTCTGCACGAAGCAAAAGTCAGCCCTCGGCAACACGTTATCTGCGAGAAGCGATTTGTCGATGGGCTTATGAATTACCAGATTGGTATGGAAATGAATATTTCCGACAAGACTGTTGAGCGTGATATTGCTGCTGCATATGAGTCTGTTTTACGTGTTTTGAAATCTAGGATAAAATGAAGCCCCTTGAGTATACGACGTTGTATCGTATGCTTAAGGGGCTTATTTTTTATGCGTCAAATACAAAATAAATGTCTGAATGATGAGGGAATGTTGATAGAACGATTTCACAAAAATATCGCAAAATATAAGTGTGAGGTGATAACAATGTACGGACAACAATACACACCGAATCCTTATGTGGGAGCTGCACCGCAGATGCAACAGGCGATACTTATAATATTTCCTTTGCTACGCTGATTCGCGTTCTGCCGAGTTGTTGCGTAATTAACAACAACTCGGAGCTGCAGGTGCAGGCTACGGCGGCAGGCACTATCAGCAACGCTTCCTTGAGCGTTGTTCGTCTGGCGTAGGAGGTAAGTATCATGCACAAGCTAAAAAAGTATTGGCAGCACGTCGAGCATGACGAAGCGAAGATACTCAAGATGGAAGAGGTGGCTTGCGAGGCACTGGAAAAGTTACGCTGGCATTGCCCGGATATTTTCTGGAACACAGCTTATGAGCTGCACAAAATCGCCTACGGTCCTCATTTTGACGAAGAACTGGCTAAGATGGCAGTCTCTAAGATGAAGAACGTAGACGGCACGCACGGTGGTCATTGGACGTATGAGCAGACCAGCCAGCTTGCTGGGCAGAACGGCATCGAATGCAAAGGCGACTTCTATTATGTCATGAATATGTTACATAGCGATTTTGTAGAAATTCTTGGCAGTGACGTAAGTAACTATGTGAGGATGGCCAAGGCGTACATGTGCGACCCCGACGCTGCGGAAAGCAAGGTTCTTGACCTGTGGATAGCAGGTATGAGGGCAAAAGAATAAAAGTAAATAAACCACTATAAAAGCAGCCTAGTAAATACACAAACTAGGCTGCTTAGTGGTTCAAGTTTGGTTGCAACCAGTATGAAAAAATAAGACAAATTGGGGTAAATTAGGGAAAGTAAGACAAATAAATCAAGGCTCTCAAAAACCTTGAAAGCCTTGATGCATAGGGGTTTTGCTGAATAGGAAGTATTTATTACATCTTATTCGTAATCAGTAGGTCGCAAGTTCAAACCTTGTCAGTAGCTCCATTGAAAACCCGCCTGGAATGGTATTTCTGGGCGTTTTCTTTTGTCCAAAAATTAATCAGTAGGTAGCGTTTTGGTTGCAGTTTGGTTCAACTTTTTTGGGTAGTCTGGGGTAAAACGGGACAAGATACGGCAGAAATGGTTTCTTTGTTGCAATTTCCTATGTTGAAAACTTTTTCTACAAGTGAAGGCATCTGGCTGTCGTAGCCGGGGATGGCGTGCCCGTAGAGATTCAATGTGTGGCTAGGGCGAGAGTGCCCAAGACGCTTGGAAACTTCCAATATAGGCACACCGGCAGCAAGCAGCATTGACGCATGAGTATGGCGCAGGCAATGGAATTTCCTGTATGGAATTCCAGCCTTATTTAAAATTCGCTTCCACGACTTGTCAATGTTTGTAGACAGGCATGGCTTGCCGTTGGCATTCTTAATGATTTCACCGCTTTCGAGAGCATATGCTGCTTGATAAAGCTCCGCCATTATATTCTTCGGCAAAGGGATTCGCCTATACCCTGCCCTCGTCTTTGGCGGCTGAAGCTTTGCTACGCCCTTGACCTCTACTAAACTCTTGTTGATTTTTATGGCATCTCCGTCTAAATCCTGCGGTGTTAGGGCTAATATCTCTCCCATGCGACAGCCGGAAGCGATAGCAACGGAAACGAGCAGATGATGCCTACGAAGTCTTGCGTCGCTGTCAATGGTTTTCATGATTATACTCAGCTCTTCGGGAGAGAATATCTCGACCTCTTTAGGTTCTGGCTTGAGCACTTCCACGCCTGCCATGAAGTCTTTCTCTATAAGCCCTGTCGCAATAGCTTTTTTAGACGCACGGCAAAGCAGCTTTACCACTCTATCCTTCATGCCCTCTGTCATTTCTGCGGTGTTAATATAGGCTTGAACCGCTAGGGGCGTTAGCTTTTGCAGTTCTACATCCGCCAATTCTTCGTTGATATGCGCAGCGGTATTGGCGTAGTCCAGGAATGTCTTTTCTCTCACTTTAGGCTTGGCGAACACGCCGAGGTACTGCAAAACCCATGTGCCGAGAGTTATGTTGCTCTTCGCAACATAATCGCCTTTGATATATTTCGCCGTCGTGCTCAAGCGCCAAGCGTTCGCTTCTTCTTTCGTGTTAAACCTTTTGTGCGTCCTGCGCCCTTGCTGGTCGACGACGGAAGCGTGCCATTTGTTCCTTGAGGTTTCAAAATAAACAGAACCCTCTCCGTATTTAGGCATAGATTTTCACCCTTTCTTTACAAAACACTCACTTGTTAAGTCGAAAACATTTCTGCTATAATGATATTAGAAGTTCGGTTTACTTCTAGAGTGTTCCGTTTTACGGTTCATTTACCCTTCCTTTCTGAATTTGCTAGTGCAAAAAGACCTCCGGTACACGGAGGTCTTTTTGTTTTTCTGCCATTTGGTTCGACCTCTGGTCAGTTTGAGGCGGACACGTGTATTCATAGCAGTTCTCTTCAACAACTAAAAAGTTTCGACCGTTCTCCACTACGGAGCGCGGTCTTTTTTTATTGCGGATTGTCATCATTTGGCTTTTGCTCACGTCGGCTACCGTCGGGTGAGTAGACAGTCAAAAAGGGCGCGTTTCCTCGACCAACAGTAGCCGTAAAATACCGATAGCTACCATTCTTGATTTCGAGGACAGTTCACAAAACAATTCGTGAGCAATAGCCTTTTGATGCAGTTCTTCGTCAGTCGTCATTGTTTTCGCCTCCTTCATCTTTAATTTTATGGAGCTGCTGCTCTACCATCTCTTGCACATCAATGCCTTGTGCCTTGAGGCTTTGGGACATAAGCAAGTAAGCAACAGACATAAGCTGAGTTTTCGACTGCTCATCAAGGCTATCGTAAACGCCAAGAAGCTTCTCATGGTCGCTTCTTAGCGTAGGTTTTGTTAGTTTTGGAAGTTTTATGGTTTTGGTACCGTCGGATTGGATTGGTGTCAATATCTCTGCTGGCGACACTCCAAACAGATTCGCTATTAGTTGAATTTGCTCTGCGTTTGGCATATGAACGTCATTCTCATATTTTGTGTAGCTCGTCCTAGACAAGTTCAGCGCAGAAGCGACTTCCGCTTGTGTAAAGCCATGAGCTTTTCTAAGCGTTTTTAAAGCTCCACCTATTGTCATTTAACGCACCTCCCTAATTACCTATATTATAATGTGACACCAGCGCACACGTCAATCAAAAAAAGTGCTTGACAAGGTGACTTAATCGCACTATAATATCAATATCAAGTGCGATTAACGCACAGAAATGTGAGGTGATGTTCGTTTATGTCCCAATTAGAGAAATTTCGCAAAGCTAAAGGGCTTCTACAAGAAGATGTAGCTAAAGCTTGCGGGGTGGATAGAAGCACAATCGCAAAATGGGAGGGCGGTTTATTCCTCCCGAGAGCAGATAAATTGCCAGCGTTGGCCAAAATCCTTGGCTGCACGATTGAGGAACTGCTAGATGTCCCAAATGAAGGTAAGTGAGTAATTCTCATAATCTTCACCTATAATATTGCAGATTTTGTCCTCAATGGAGTCTTTGACTATTGGCGGTAACTGTTCGATGAACTTTTGTAGAAACGCCGAATTGTCATCAGGCTCGCTCGATGGCGAAAGAGTGATATACAGGGAACTTGTGGCGGCATCAGCTTCAATGTCAATGAAAGCAGCGCAGTCTGTTGTCCGCTTGTTGGCAGTGATAGAGAAATTCGCAATACTGCAATTTGCGTTTTGGCGCTCGATGTAAAGAGTATAGTCAAGCGGAAGATACGTAAAAAACTGTATTGGGGATATGCTCAAATAGGAGCACAGCGTATTCAGAGTTTCAAACTGAATGCCTTGGCTGAGATTATTGCACAAAGCGGTTAACGTAGTGCGAGATATGCCAGTATCTTTTGATACTTTACTAATCCGAAGATTTCTTTCAGCAAGAAGCACATTAAGGTTTACTAACAACATAATAAAACACCTCCTTTTAAATTGTACAGCATATTGAACAAAAAAGCTATTGACAATACAATTTGAATATTGTACAATACAAAATACAAAATGCACAGTACATTGAACAAAAGAGAGGAGTGAAGAAGGAGTTGTACAGTGTGATAGACAATAAATTTTCTATGATACTTGGAGCGAAGCGGTTAAAGATAACCGACGTAGCAAAAAACACTGGAATATCCAGAACAACGCTCACCAATTTATACTATGACCGCAACGCAGCTATATCGCTGGATACACTAGATAGGTTATGCAGTTACTTACAGTGCGGCATAGGAGACTTGTTTGAATACAAGAAAAACGACGAACTGCTGAAAGGAGAGGAAAGCGATGAATGAAATGCAAGAGCTAGTTGAATCTTATGAGAAATTTAAAGAAGTTGACAAGAACTTCATGATTGGCATGAAAGCAAAAAACTTCAATGTAGACCAAAAGCTTTTAGCGTTTGTTTTCCAGCAGATGCAAGGCTGCACGTTGAAAGAATTCAAGGAATTTGCAAAAGCGATAGAAACATTGGCAGCAGCAGCTATTGAGCAGATGCCTGTTAGGTATGTCCCTGTGGCAGATGGCGAATTGCAAAGAGTCGCTACTATTGTGAACAACATGGTTGATAGGGCAGCAGAAAAGAAGCTACTTGAACAAAGTAGCAATAGCGCAAATAGCACTGGCAACTGCGGCGATAGCACTGGCAATAGCGCAAAGAATAGCAGCAGAAGCTCGTTCTTCGGACGTTTTTTCGGCTGACTCGCGTTGATTGTAATCTTCGAGTTCTGTTTTGCCAAGCGGCGTAAGAACAATAAAGCTATCACTTAAACGGATTAGGCTTGCTTTCATTAATCTGTCGTAACGACGACGTGTTATATCACCGTCACCATAATTTTGAAGAAGCGTTGTGATGGTGACACGATTAACTGAAAGCCAGCCGAGTAGTTTGTAATCAAATTCAGATAACATAAAATCACCTCTTTTCTATATAGCAATTATAGCACAGAGGATTAAGAAAGAAGGTAATGCAATGGACGAACTAAAGATTTTCGAGAACCCTGCATTCGGCAAGGTTCGAGTGGTAGAGCAAGGCGGCGAGCCTTGGTTTGTGGGCAAAGATGTGGCGGAGATTTTGGGGTACAGCAACACACCTAAAGCGATTAGAGACCACGTTGATGACGAGGACAAGCTGGCTGAACGAATCGTTCTGTCAGGTCAAAACCGTGAAGTAGCTATCATTAACGAAAGCGGTCTTTACTCTCTTATCCTCTCTAGCAAGATGCCGAAGGCAAAGGAGTTTAAGCGCTGGGTGACAGCGGAAGTTCTGCCCGCTATCCGCAAGACTGGCGGCTACATCGCTGGTAGTGAGAAGATGAGCGATGCGGAGCTGATGGCGAAAGCTGTGCTCGTAGCGCAAGCTACCATTAAAGAGCGCGACGCACGTATTGCAGAGTTGGAGAGCGACACGCAGCGTATGAAGCCAAAAGAAATCTTCGCTGATGCGGTTTCCGCGAGCGACCAAACCATCTTGATTGGTGATTTGGCAAAGCTCATCAAACAGAACGGGCATGACATGGGCCAGAAGCGCATGTTTGAGTGGCTGCGTAATAACGGCTATTTGATTAAACGCCAAGGTGCTGATTATAACAGCCCGACGCAGAGAGCTATGGAGTTAGGCCTGTTCCGCATCAAGGAAACGGCGGTTACGCATAGCGATGGCCATGTAACCGTCAGCAAGACGGTTAAAGTGACTGGCAAAGGGCAGGCGTATTTCGTCAACAAGCTTTTATCAAAAGGAGCGTGAGAGTGATGAATGTTAATGAAGCAATTTTCGACTTGCTCCGTTGTGCAAAATTCAATCATCTAGATGGACCGACGCAAAAAGAAATTGCTCAAGCCGCCGAGAAGATAATAGGGAATCTCGAAGGCATGAGCAGATTTGAAGCTAAGAAAACATTAAAGTTGGTAAAACTGATACTGGATAATTATTTAGTAGTTTCCAACTCAGAAGAAAATTCATAAAGAAGAAAGGAGCGTGAGAGCAATGTTGTTAATGGGCATCAAGGAGTACGCCGAGAGCCGCAGCATCAGTGAAAAGCTGGTGCGTAAGCTGATGCTGACGGGGAAAATCCCGTTCGGCAAGAGCGGCAAGAAATATCTGTTAGTCCCGGAAGTTGTGGACGAACAGATTAAAGCGCTCTTCACGGCGAAAGAAAAAGCGGGGAAAAAGAAGAGAACCACGCCTAACGCGTTTCATGCCGCGCTCAAAGCGTTGGTTACAACATAAACACATATAAGGAAAGAAGGGAGTGAAGGGAATGCTCACAAAAATTTTAGCCGTCCTACTGATGGGCTTCTTGTTTAGCAGCTTCGACTTCGACTACAATCTTGCAGCTCGAAACGAGCAGGCGACGCGCACTGTACGACACGTCGTTAAGGAAGGCGAAACTCTCTGGAGTATCGGCGAGCGGTATTACGACGGCTCTCGACCATTCGATGAGTGGATGGGTGAGTTGAGAGCCAACAACGGTTTCGCCGTTGGCAGCGGACGCAAGTATTTGTATCCTGGAGAAATCGTGGTTATCGAAACGACGAGGAGAGATGCAAAATGACTGTGAGGATGAGAACTCCGCGTACATTAGTCGGGCGTGCTCAGAAAATTGAAATGCCGTCCGCCGCCATTGAAAGAAAGGAAAGTGCTGACAGGTTTAACTGGTATGCGCTTTGTTTGGCGATAATCCTTGAATTGTCGCCGGACAAGGCGATGACGAAGATGGGCATTCTTCCTTATAAGAAAAGGGAGGACCATAAGCGTGTCGTAAAAGGCGTTAGCGCCTATACCGACACAGGCCGTGCAATCTACATTTTGATAAAAGTGTGCGGCTTGACATTGACCAAAGCAGGAAACTGTTTCGGGCTGAATACAGGAATGGCTTGTTATGCAATCAAGTCATTCAAAAAGTTTGGGGTTTAAGAGATTTGGAGGTAAATCAAATGCAAAAAGAAGTTTTGAAAGCAGTAGTTGATACCGCAGGAAATCTGCACACAATGATTCATGGCAACGTAATTGAAATGATTTCTGCGTGGCTTGCTATTAGTGAGGCCGTCGCGAGAGCTTTGGAGGAAAGACCTATGCTTAAAGGCGCAGACCAACGCCAAGCTATGCTTGGTATCTTGGCTCAGAGCTTTGAGGATAAGAATTTTGTCAAGCGCACAGACGATGACGACAATGACCGTGATAATTGTAAAGATGATGGCTGCGATGGCTGCGATGATTGCGAGCATTGCGATTCGCAAGACGAGTGCAAACTTTATAATAAAGCCATAGAGCAGGGCTTGAGTAAAGACGAAGCGATGTTGCTTACGTTGCTCGGTAAAATTATCGGAGGTAAGAAATGAGTGTAACAATGCTTATGACGTCCGCCGAGATGCAGGCGGAGGGCGGCCGCGAGAAGTGGCTTGAATTAAGAAAAAATGGTATCGGCGGTAGTGACGCTGGCGTGATAGTCGGCGTCAATCCGTGGAAGAACCGCTTCCAGCTCTGGATGGAAAAGACAGGACAGGCAGGTGAGCAGGAGCTGACGGAAGAGCAGGCTGAGCGCATGGACTGGGGTACGAGAATGGAACCCGTCATTGCAGATTGGTTTGAGGCCAAGACAGGCAAGAAGCTTCGCCGTTGCGGCATGGTCCGTAACAACGAGTACCCCTTCATGTTCGCCGACATTGACCGCCTCGTGGTTGGTGAGAACGCCATCGCGGAAATCAAAACTACGTCGGCATTCAATAAAGATGAGTGGGCAGATGACAAGCTCCCCGACTCATACTACTGCCAAATCCAACATTACATGGCCGTAGGCGGCTATGATAAGTGCTACGTGGTCTGCTTGCTTGGCGGACAGAAAGCGGTAGTCCGCGAAGTGGCTCGTAACGACGAAGACATTGCCATACTCATCGAAGAGGAAGGCAAATTCTGGAACGACTTCGTAGTCACAAAAGCTATCCCCGAGGTAGATGCTTCTGATAACTGCAAGAAGCTCATTGAGAAAATCTATCCCGGTGGCGAAAAGGAACCCATGCAGATGGGTGGCGAGTGGGAAGCGGTATGCAACACCATCAAAGAGATGGAAGCGCAGATTAAACAGCTTCAAGGCTTCATTGACGAAAAGAAGAATAAGCTTCGCCTTGAGCTTGGAAATTTCGAGACAGGCGAATGTGGCGATTATAAAGTCAGCTATGGTGTAAGCACACGCAACACCTTTGATTCAAAGGCTTTCGCGGTGGATTATCCAGACCTCGTGAAAACCTATACTAGAACTGGACAGTATAGACAGCTCCGTGTTGCTTTGACGAAAGCAGCCAAGAAACGCAGAGCTAAGGAAGCAGAAGGAGAAGAATAATATGGCAACAGTAAAAGGCGGTCTGCTGGCCAAGAAACAGCAGGAAGGACAGGTACAGGCACAACAACAGGTTGCTAACAAATCATTAGCAACCATCATGAATGAGATGATGGACAGCAGCGGTATGAAGAATCGTTTTCATGAGCTGCTCGGCAAAAGAGCGCCGCAGTTTGTAGGCTCCATTGTAAGTCTTATCAATGCTTCACCGCAGATGCGCGAAGCCTTCACGAATGCTCCCATGAGCGTTATTCAAGCAGGTCTGAAAGCGGCAACCTACGATTTGCCTGTCGACCCGGCTTTAGGATATGCCTACATCGTGCCTTTTAAAAACAAACAAGAAGATGGCAAGTATCGCATGGAAGCGAGCTTCATGCTCGGCTATAAGGGCATGTACCAAATGGCGATGCGTACCGGCATCTACACTAAGCTCAATGTTGTCGATATTCGCGATGGCGAGCTGAAACGCTGGAATCCTTTGACCGAGGATATTGAGCTTGAATTTATCGAGGACGAAGATACTCGCGAGGAAACACCGGTTATCGGTTACTGCGGCTTCTTCCGCACCGTGAACGGCATGGAGAAGTACATTTACTGGTCTGTGCCTAAAATCAGAAGACACGAACAGAAGCACCGCAAAGGTAAATACATGAACCCGGTTTGGAGTAGCAACTTCGACGCTATGGCACGCAAAACTATCCTGCGCGAGCTGATTGGCCGCTGGGGCGTTATGTCTATCGACTATCGTACTGCTACTGCCGACACCTTAAAAATGGCAGAGCAGATTGCACAGGGTACACTCGACGACGAAGACACTCCGATTATTGAGGCATCGCCGTTAGAACAGCTCCCCGAGAGCACGCAGGAAGCCGCAGGAGCGGTTGAAACGCCTGCGGATGCAATGTTCACCGCAGATGAAATTGAGGCTGCCGTAGAAGGCAAATAAGCCTTTTGTAACCCTGGTCTGAGTGGGATTGCCAGCGTAAGCCCACTCAGATTCAGACTATAGCTTTAGGAGGACGCGAATGATTATTGACACAACTTACAACGAAACCCCCAAACTTACATGGGGTGAAATTATTACTATTACTGGCGCTGCTGTGGTCAACGCTAAAACCGATGGCGAAATCACGGACGATGAAGCTGAAAAATGTTTCTGTGTTCTATCGGCTGCGATTGATGTAATGCGTGACCATAAAAGAGCTGCCGAATGTTTAAAGCTCATGAAAGAAATCGATATGGATTACGAAAGTATCATGAGCAAAATCTTAGCAAAACGAATGGAGGTATAAACATGAAAGACGAAAAAATGCATCTCGTGTTGCACCCTGACTTCTTTAAACAGCTTAAAGTCAAAAAAATGTTGAGACTCCCTTATGGAGATAAATATCTCGTTATTTACATCAAGATGATGCTCTTGGCGGGTAAGAATGATGGTTATCTCAAATACGACTGCAAACAGGAAGAGTTTGTTGAATACCTCTCCTTAGACCTCGACGAGCCGATGAACACCGTAGCAGAGGTGCTGACGTTTCTTCTGACTAACGAGTTGGCAGAGACTCATGGGAAGACTGCTTACCTTAACGGAGCAACCTTCATAGGAGATGACATCTGTTCTAAGGATACAGAAAGCAAGCAATAAGAAGGGGGCTGCTATTTTGGGCAAAAGATACTGGTGGCTTAAACTGAAAGAGGACTTTTTTCGCCAAGTTGAAATCAAGAAGCTGCGTAAGATTGCTGGCGGCGACACTTACACGGTTATTTACCTCAAGATGATGTTGTTGTCGTTGAAAAACGAAGGGCATATAGCTTATGACTGCCCGGAGAGCGAGTTCATAGAGAACTTGGCTTTGGACATTGACGAGGACGAAGAGAATGTATCGGTCACGGTGGCGTTTTTGCGCAAACACAATTTGCTGGTAGAGTCTGAATGCGAGAGCGACGTTTCTCTGCCGAAAGCAGCAGAGGCGATTGGCTCCGAAACCGCGGCAGCAAGCCGTATGCGGGATATGCGAAACCGTAAAAAAGCAGGTGAAAGCGTAACAATGTTACGCGATAGTTACGATGTTGTTACACCTGCGTTACGTAGAGATAGAGAAGAGAAAGAGAAAGAGATAGAGTTAGAGAAGAACAAGAACCAGAATACTGCTACCGTAGGTTTATCTAGTAACTACCGTGATTCGCTCAGCGAACATTCTCTTGTCGTTGTTGACAAGACCGATAACCCTTTTAGGTTTTGGAATTCCAACATGGGGGCCTTGACGGGGTATATCGCCGAGAAGATTCAAGCCATGATTGCTGACTACAGCGAGCCTGTGGTGTTGGAGGCGATGCAGCGCTCGTTAGAGCAAGGCAAGCGCACCTTAGCGTATGTCGAGGGGTGTTGCAAGAATATCCACAGCGGCAACGACAGGCCGCGGAGGTCTAAGCAGGCGCAGAGCGGAGGTGGCGGCCGCGGCAACAGGGACTTGAAAGAAGTAGCTGCGGAGGTTGACGAGATTTTAGCACAGGGGGGTGCAGAAAGTGACGCTAAGCGAGACTTTGACGCTGCTGTTTGGGGCGTATGGGCGAGCGAATGACGCACAACAGATAGCAATATATCGCTTGATGTTGGCAGATGTGCCGCCGACATTGTTGATGCTGGCGGTCAAGAAGAGCATCAGAGAGTGCAAATTCTTGCCTAGCGTAGCAGAGCTGCTAGGGCAGTGCGAACTGCTCAATGATGCAGTAAACGAAGACCTGAGAGTCAAGGATTGGGACGAGGCGTGGGGAGAAATCCAGCGCTTTATGCAGTCAACACCGTGGGGGAAGCAGCCGCAGTTTAGCAGACCAGAAATAGCGCAGGCGGTCAACAGCTTCGGCTGGAACGAGTTGCAAAGAGTGCTGGCGGCTGATATGCCAGCGGTAAGAGCGCAGATGCGCAGGTTCTACGAAGACGCCTGCGCAAGAAGCAAAAAGCAAGCTAAGAACGAATACGCCCTAGGGAAAAACCCTGTCGGAATCCTCGGAGCATCAAAGCCGAAACCGAGGAAAAAGGCAAACGAGCTGACGAGTATCGGAACCGTAATGGGCAAATTCCTCCCAGACGCACGCCAGGGCGGCTAGATTCAATTTTAGAGAGTTACGAGTATAAAGTTACCTGCGGTACATATAAAAACGAATCTAGCCCACATTCCGCTCGTCTGAGCGGCATATACAATCTAAGGAGTGAACGATATGAAAATTGAGAGTGTGATGTTTGACCAACACAACCACCCCTACTGCCGCAAGTGCGGTAGCCGAATCGAGAAGCTAGTACACGCCTACACAATACGCGAAAAGCGTGGAAACCTGCACGTTATGAGGTGCGGATGCTGCGGAGCGACGATGCTCGGCAGAGACGACGGTTATTACGACAAAAAGCTGCAAAAATGATTTTAATAAAATTTATTAAAATCGTAGAAGCAGATGAAATGGAGAGAAGTTCTGGAAGGAGGGCGACGGAGAATGAAGGAGTTGGTTCGCAACATGCTGGCTACTATGGTTGGAATCTTGATAATTATTCTGGTGATTGGGATTCCGTTTTTGACAGGCGTTATGCTGCTGATGCTTTTTTGGAGTTCGTTTGCGGGTTAGAGGAGGTTGAAGAGAGTGAAGTTTATATCTTATGACGGCAAATGGCCAAACCTTTGCAGTGGTGAGTTAATTGTCGAAAAAAATGGCAAGCAATATTCTATCCGAAGAGCATTAATTTCTGGTGGGCGCTGTGGATTCGGCCCCGATTGGGAAGAAGAGGTTGAGGAAGGCCCGTGGATTGTAAATGCAAGCAAACTCCCCGATGAGTTAAAGGGGGATGTTGCTGAGCTGGAAGAACTGGTTAACGCCAATGTCCCTCGGGGCTGCTGCGGAGGTTGTCTGTAATGAATAGACGTAAACGCCAGCGGTTGAAATATTACCGCTACTGCGTTAAGCAAGCACGCCAGCTGATGCGGCGTGAAGTTCTGAAATATAAATTGTGGCACGGCGTAGTAAAAATGTTTGACTTAACAAACGAAGAACGTGCTTTAGTGGTTAAGGAGGGTGGTAAACAATGACGAGTAAGAAGAGACAAGAATGGGAAGAAACACTCCCGAACCGTGAAAGGTACCTGCGTATCAATATACGCGCGTTCCGCAGCAGCATCAAGTTAGGGAAAATCCTCTTGAAGTACGTTGACGGTTACGCTAAGGATGAAATCAAGAAAAGAATCAATGCTGAAAACGCGACTATCCGCGCCATGAAGCACGAGCTGGAACGCGGAAAGGTTGCAAAGGTAAAGAAAAGCGCAACAGGTGAGTTTTATTGCAGCAACTGTTGCCAATTCGTACAACAATATGACAACCATTGTGCTGTCTGTGGCAGAAAACTGCGCTGGGGTGGGCATTACGGTCAGTAGAGGGGCTGGAGAGAATGAAAGCTTATGAGGTAGAAGTTATCGCAAAGATAACAGTTTATGCAGACGGCGCGCTGCAAGCGAAAGAGTGCGCCGTGCGCTTGGCGAAAGAGCGCGCTGATGAAGCGGCGTGGCTGACCTGTAAGGAAGCAAAGGGGGAAAACAAATGACATTAAAGCGTCAGAGCTGGTGGGATAGCCTGCCGGAAACACAAAAATATTTGCGTAGAGAAATTTCGCGTTTGAAGAATGAAAGAAGCGAAGAAAAGCTTCATGCGAGTACCACATGGAGCGTTGTGGTTAAAAAAACCGCTTTAAAACGTATTAATTATTACACAGCTCATATCCGTGCTATCAAGAGTGAGCTTGACCGTACAAATATGATGTACACAGGGTTCTACGAAGGAATTTCACCGATTTATCGGTGTGAAAAGTGCAGTTGCGGAATTAAATATATTGGCCAGAGGTACTGCCCTTGGTGCGGACGCAAGATAAAGGAGTGGAAAGCATGAATAAATATCAAGAATACATTTTAAGTGTTTTGAGTGAGCGTACTTTACTGGAGCAGTTGGCCGAAGAAGCCGCCGAGTTGTCACAGGCAGCCTTGAAGCTCATCCGTGCGGCAGGGATGAGCAGCAATCTCACGCCGGTTAGCGAGCAGAAAGCGAAAGCCAACCTGCAAGAAGAAATCAGCGACGTGCTGGCAGTTATAAAGCTGCTTAAAGCTGCGGGTGTTGTGGAGTCCTTGAGCTACGAGGACGACGAGAACCCAAAATGGAAACGCTGGGCTGAGCGGTTGGGCATGACGCAAGGTGACGAACTTGTAGAAGCCGCTAAATCCATAAAGCTTGGATGCCTAAAGCGAAGATGTAACGAAGGATGTATTTTTTTGATAGTTCTCTCTATGACTCTTGTAAGCTCACAAGACGTCCTTATGATTGGGAGGTCGGGGAAGATGAACCGTAAGCAAAAAGACAGGCACGAGTACAAAATGTATTGCAAAGGGCTGCGGTACGGCGCTAGGGACGAGGTTATAACCACGCCAGCCATCCGCGAGCTGATTGTCAACAAGAAAAAAATACGCAGACAGCAGATTTGGCGCTTGCGCGGCACCGAAGGATACCGTTTGTACATGGGTAGTGAAAGGAGGAATAGCAAATGACTCCAGAACGAAACCAATGGTGGGATAGCCTGCCGCAACGTGAAAAGATGTTACGTGAACAGATTTTAGAGACCAAAGGGACAATCTCGAAGTCGAAGTTTGCGCTTCAACGTGGCCGTTTGACGGATGGCGATAAAGAATGGGTTATCTCCCGAATAAAAAAGAAAAAGGTCGTATTAACAGCTTTAAAGCATGAGCTTGACCGTACAACGGCGATTGTGTATGCGGGATATTATCAAGAGGCGTTCCCAACTTGTCGCTGCAAAAAGTGCGGCGGAATATTTTATTATGCTGGACAGTCACACTGCTGTTGGTGTGGCAGAAAGATTGAGAGGCGGGAGTAAATGCTTATTAAGGTTAATAACAGACTGTGGGAAAATTTCAACTGTGTTAACAGTTTGCGGTTACAACGTTGTAAATTTGGTTCAGACAAGGACGTTTATATTGCTTATATTTGTGTCGACGGAAAAGAGATGGAATACAACAGATATGATTCTCGAGAAGGAGCGATAGAAGACATGAACGAACTATCCAGCAAAATCAATGCGGCGCAAGGCTTTAAAGCTAATGATGAAAATAGTGCAATGCAATATGTAGGTCATGGTGATGAACCAGGTATTAGCATTTATCGTTGCTCTCGTTGTAAAACTAATGTGCAAGCGTATGATTTGTATAACTATTGCCCTTATTGCGGACGCAAGATTAAGGAGTGGAAATAATGAAAATTACACAAGAAAAACTGAACGAGATTATCGTAAGCCATGGTAAATGGCTGAGATGTGAGAATGGTGGGGAAAGAGCAAACCTCTGCAACGCAGACCTCAGAGGCGCAGACCTCAGAGGCGCAGGCCTCAGCGGAGCAGACCTCAGCGGAGCAAACCTCAACGGAGCAAACCTCAACGGAGCAAACCTCTGCGAAGCAGACCTCAGCGGAGCAGACCTCAGCGGAGCAGACCTCGGCGGAGCATACCTCAGCGGAGCAGACCTCGGCAAAACATATTATCAAATTGTCCGCATAGGTAGGAGGAACGCGACTACCACCTATTGCGTGGAAGATGATAATGTTGTTTGTGGCTGCTGGAACAATTATAAAGGTGGCACGTTAGAAGAGTTTAAAAAACGTGTAGAAAGCATCTACGGCGAAGAAGGCAAAAAGCCTAATAAAAAATATTACGCTCAGTACATGGCTGCCATTGAGTTTTTTGAGAAAATGGCTTCTTTGTCAAAGCAAAATGAAGGAGAAGAAAAATGAAAAAATATATTGTTACCGGTAAAGTAACCGCTTTTATCTCGGTAGAATTAGAAGCAAAAAACAAAAAAGAAGCCATTGAAAAGGCTTACGAAGAGTGCTCTGGGCCTATAGGTCTTGTCGGCAATGGTGGATATGACAAATTAATTGGGGTATGCGATACAGATGATGCTATCGTTAGCATTGCATGCGATGATGAAGTCGAATACACCGAAGTAGAAGAAATTGAATAAAGCCGATATGTTGGGCGTGGAGGTTGCAAAGGAAAAATGAAAGAGAAAAAACTTTATACATGTGAATTTTGTCACACAGACTATGCTGAAAAATTTGCATGTAAACAGTGTGAACAAAACCATAAAACGAATTTGGCTATTAAAGGCATGAGATTTAAGCCGATTACGGTTGATCAGTCGGGTTTCCCTATTAGCATTACGGTTGTTACCGATAAGGGATTAGAAAAAGTTTATCATTGTTGAGTGGAGGTAAAAATAATGGCTAAAAATTTAATCCCGCAAATCGCCCAAATGCTCGGCGTGGAGCTGGGCGAGGCATTTAAAGTCAAAGGTGATAACGAATTGACTTATCAATTCACTGATGACGGATTGAAATTGACGCATAACAGCGGTATTGAAATATCAGACGTATCTGCTAAGGTAGCCTTTGCTGCCTTGGTGAAGGGCACTGACGAAATTGTGAAGCTACCGTGGAAGCCGAAGAAAGGCGATGTTTATTTTACCTTTGAGCTTTTGGGCGGTAAGTGGGTTGTTCGCTCGTTTTGGTGGGGCGGTTTTCCGAATGAGTATGCTTTACTTGACAAAGGCTGGGCTTACCGCACGTGCGAAGAAGCGGAAGCTGCCTTGCCTAAAGTGGCTGCTGAATTAGGAGTGGAGTATAAGCTGTAGGAGGCTTTAAATGAATTATGGCGATAAACATACAGAAGATAGTCTTAGCTCACGTTTAGGGCGCTTATACGGCATTGAGCGCGGCTTAGATTGCGGTCCGAATATCATAATGGACCAGTACTGGAAGGTGTGGGACGGCGGAGAACGGCAAGACCGATACAAATGGTACTATGAAGCAGACTTCTTGTACATCACTAAAAGCTATTATCTTTATGAGGTCGAAGTTAAAATCAGTATTTCTGATTTTAGAGCAGACCAAAAGAAAAATAAGTATCACGACCACCCAGACGTTAAAGGGTTGTATTATTTTATTCCGCAGGAGCTTTACAGCAAACATATAGACGAAATCAAGGCTACATGCAAGGAAAAAGGTGCAGGGTTAATCGTGGATGGTTGCCCCATCTCGACAGTTTTAAAGCCTAAAGTGCGTAAAGATGTTAAGCCGTTGAGTGATAACGGATATATTCATTACCTGCGACTGTTTGCCAAAAAGTGGGTGAGAGAGCGATGAAAACAGAAGGAAGGACGAAAACAACAGTTATTAGCTGTAGGCGTAGCAACCGCGTCTATTTAGTGACCGACCAAATCAAGGTAACAAAGCCTCGCAGGCAGTACTATACGGATGATTGGCGTTGGCAGATGGGGATTATAAAAGAGATTTTTGCAACATGTTGCACTTTTCCCTTCTGAAACTCCCTTGAAAAAGCTGTAGTTGGGGACAAAAAGTCCCTTGAAAAAGTTGAGGTGAAAATTATGAAAAGAACCATTGGCAATAAGCTAAACGACTACAAACAATTGAAACCGCCAGGAAGTGAATTCTTGCCACGCTTAGTAATGATTAGACGTGCCGTAAATGTTGTTTTTAGAAGAAATAGATATGCGTGGTGCAGTTTAAAAAAATTGTTTGTGCAAAGAATGAAAGCAAAGCACCCGGAAGCCGTCAAAAAATGGCCGAGGAGGTGAGAAAATGGAAGAAACAAGGGTGTCAGAAGTAAGTTGCTCTGTATACGACTATCCGATGATGGAATATGCGTGTGACGAATGCGGCGCTAGATTTATTGACCGCGATGAAAATTATCAATATTGCCCTCATTGCGGCAGAAAGATTGGTTGGATTGTCGAAGATAGTAGGTTGCATTTAGGAGACGAGGAATATGAATAAAACAACGGTGACGGGAACATATTGTTATCCTGAATATAATTTCCCAATAACTTTATATGAGTGCCATGAGTGTGGTGCGGTTTTTCTTGACCGTGATGATGACTATAAATACTGCCCTTACTGTGGCAGAAAAATTAAAAAGAGAGTTAACTAGCCCTAGGGTGCGGCGGCTAGGTTGCCGAATGGCAGTAGGTTCCCAAGAAATCCCACGCCGCCGCTTTTTATAAAAACGAGGTGAAGATATGAGTGAAAAACAAAAACTCAAAGAAGCGGTTCAACTCATAAAAGAAATGTGTAGCAAGCGGAAGTACTGCAGAGGATGTATCTTTCGCAGTGTTAATGATACCGCTCCCTTATGCGAATTGACAAATTGGCCTGATAGGTGGAATGTTGAGAGGTGCAGCAATGATTGACGATGATGAATATTATCCTTGCGATAATTGTGACAATCTCTGCGACGAATGGGAGCGGCAATATTGCTGCGAACTGTGCCGCTATTACGGCGGTGGTGACGAAATGGAATGTGACCATTGCGACCCGATGAATATTTAAGGAGGAAAAAATGATTAAATATTACGATATAGAAGCTTTAAGTAACAGAGTTAGATATGTAATTCGCGGAACGTATTTGTTCGGCGAAGACCAAATAGTCGTAGAATACGTTATGTATATAAATGGCAGTATTTTTGGTAATGAAATTCTGCAATCTTTTACCAATGATGTGCCGGATTTTATAGACGACGCTTACATTTGTGTCAAAGGAGATTTAGAAATTGACATAGACGATGAGTTTGGCGATGTTGAAGAAATTCGCGTCTTTAACAGCAATGGCAAAGTAGTGTTATGCTGCTATGATGCGGAAGTTTTACAGCAATACCTTGTAGGTGTTGAAATTGTCAAAGTTGAAAATTTGGAGTAAAAAAATGACAGAAGAAAAATTAATTGTCCTGCTGTACGCATTTCGCTACGCCGTACACAGAATCCCTACACAGGCATTGGCAGCTATCCAAAGCGAATTGGTGACTAATCTTCCTCGGTTGCCGGATTGGATGCTGGCGCAGATGGAGCGAGATTTGGAATGGAACTTTGAGCTAATGGAGATGCACAAGGAAGAGCATGGCGCGGTCAAATTTGATGGCGACTGCGAGTTCCAGAGAGACTTCCTAAATGCAGTTAAAGAACAACGTAAAAAGTTGAAGGAGGGCGAAAGCAGTGAACTTTAAGGAGCCAATGAGCTGCGGGAAGAAGATATTGAAATTCACGGTTTTAGGCGACCCCGTAGGTCAAGGGCGACCGAGGTTTACGACCATCGGCGGCCATGTAAAAGCCTACGACACAAAAGAGAGTCGCAACGAAAAAGCTGTTGTCCGACTCGCGGCGCAACAGGCTATGGAGAAGCAGGGCTGGACGTTCCCGTCGTCCGACATGCCTATCAAGGTCGAGATTATCAGTTATCGGAAAGCACCAAAAAGTGCGCAAAGATGGTTTAACGAAGCCGGATTACACGGCGACATTGTGCCGCTGACAAAGCCCGATACTGATAATATATCGAAGCTGTATCTGGATGCTATGAATAGCGTGGTTTATCCAGATGATAAGCAGGTTTACGATTTGCACATCTGCAAGGCATACAGTGAGCAACCGCGAACTGAGGTTGTTGTCACTGGCTATTATTTAAACTTAGGCGAGATAAAGGCTACGGCTAATACTCGCATCCGAATCAGAAAGGAGGCGGAAAAGAATGCCTAATAATTTAATTGAATGGCTATTGACTTTATTCATATTGCCGTTAGCGGTTTGGACATGGGTGAGCGTTGTTACGGCTCTACATAAAGAATGGAAGGAGTGGAAAAATGAACGAACCAATTATTAGCCCATGGATTTTTTATTTAGCATATTTAGCTAAAATGTCGTTTGTACTTCTGATAGCTGCTGCGATAATTGTAGTGACATGCTCAGTAGCCATTAACGAAGCTAAAGCCGAGGTTTCGGCTCGGCGAGTTTCAGTAGAAGAACTTGGTTATCAGCTTCAGAAGTATAAGCGTTTACTTGAATTTTATCCAGCCCCGCATGAAGAGCATGAGGGGTACGAATTGCAAGTACAGGGACTCGCCAATAAACACAGTAAAGGTGTGGAGGAGCTTAAAAAAGCCACAGATAACCTTGAATGTGTAACCGCAAAGGTGCGGCAACGGGGTGCTTTAGCGGTAGTTATGGTTTGCTTGTGGGTGGCTATTCCTAGCGAAACCACTGTCTATCGAATGGTGGCGGCCCAGTATGTTACTCCGCACAATCTGCAGATTACGGGCGAGACCATTGAGACTGTGATTGATAAGGTCATCGAGAAGATACCAAAAGTGAAGGAGGATAAGTAATGGCTAGAAAGATTTTTCATGAAACCAAGATGCAGGGCGGCAATATCTACCGCCCGTGCAAAGGCAAAGAAAATGTGTTGGCGCTGCTGAAACAGAAACAGGCGCAGAAAGGATTGATGAAGAGATGAATAAGCAAGGTGTTTGTTTAGATGAAGTCTGTAAACCTATAAACGATGTTTGCAACCCTATACATGATGGGCTGCCGAGAGAAGAATTTATCAAATTCGTTTGCAGCACCTTCGATGAATTGAAAGAGCTGTTTGTGAAAAAGAACATGCAATATGGAAGTGAAAGCGGCTGCGAGCCTCTGCAAAATTTTGAACTTGGCGCAGCTATGCACAAATGTTCATTTCTGAGTAATGAAGATAGATACAAGCTCATGTATGAAGAAGCTAAAGCCTACGAGCGGAAGCATGTTGCGCATGTGATGGGTAATGATATTAACGCTTCTAAGGTCGAGGAATCGCTCAAAGACATAGCCGTATATTCCATAATTGAATTGTTCATGATTCATAAGCATAGACAACAAATGGAGGTGGAGCGTTAATGGATTGGGAGTTGTTGGTGGTTTTTGCCATGGGTGCTGGCCTTGGAAGTTGCTTGACGTTTGGTATTTTCTATGTCGTGATTGACACGTTCTTTGTCATAGAAGATGACGATGAAGATACCGAAGAAAGCAAAAACTGAGTTAAAACAAAAGAAAGAAGGGGCAGACTTGAATAAGGAGAAATACATGAGCAAGGAAGAATACCTTAGCTGGTTAAAAATAGGAATCCTCGCCGGAGAAGCTGACAAAGCCGCTGAAAGCACCAAGGACAAGGCGTGGCACAGAAAGCTCAAGTGTGTTGCGACATACTGTCAGAACATCATCGAGGAGCGTATTGCCTATCTTGACCGCAAACAACTTGAGAGCCTCAAGCGCCGCAGAAAGCAAACGGATTTGAAGCTCTGCACTAGCGTGCCAGTTAGAGCTAGAGATGGAGAGCCTAACATTACCGTTGAAACCGAGGACTTGTACGACCTCTTAGACCTTGCACTTAAAGCTTGTACATGTTGTGAGCAAGGCAAGTATGTCAAGGACTGCAAGTGGCGGAAGGTTTTTCATCGCATTGAAGTCGAGCCTATCCGCACAGCTCCTAAAGAGGGGGAGTGTGAGTTCCGTTTGGACAACGAACTGTACTTCTTAACTCCGCAGGAATACCGTATCGAAATGGCTAAGACTGCCAAGGAGAATGGTGTCAACGAGAAGGATGTACACATAACTACTGCTTTATAATTTTTCATGATAACGAAAGGGGAATATAAACATGAATCATTTTGTAGGTTTAGGTCGTTTAACTAGAGAACCGGAGGTAAATTACACTCAGAATGGCAAGGTGTACTGCAAGTTTACCGTTGCTATTGACAGACCGTTCCGTAAAGACCAGCCCAAAGAGGCCGATTTTATTCCTTGCGTAGCGTGGGGCAAGACCGCTGAAACCATTGGCAATTATCTCGCCAAAGGCAGCAAGATTCTGCTGGAAGGACGTATCAACACCGGCAGCTATACTGCCAAAGACGGCACTAAGAAATATACCACAGACGTACTACTTGACCGCTTCGAGTTTGTCGACAGCAGAAATGGCGGCTCTGCCGGTGGTAACAATGCCGCTCAAGGCGGCTTTACTCAGCAGGCAAGCGGTGGCAACGGCGGCAAAAGTATGTCGTCGTTCGGGTACGAAATCGACCCCGAAGAAATTCCATTTTAAGGCGGTGAAGTGATATGCCAAACTTTAGCAAGCGCATTGTAAGCCCGCGCATGGAATATACTATTCCGGGCAGAGCGCTCACGCGAGGCGCTTCTAAAAGCCGTGGCCAATTAGCAGAGGGCGAGCATGATATTGTAGCCAAAGACGGCTGGAAAGCTCGCGCTGCATTCGCCACCAAAATGGCGATGCTGGAATACGGCTGGGAATACGACGAGGACGCGGCGTACTATGTGGTTCTCGTCATACGTGTCGGGCTGGGCAAGCTTAAACCGAGAAGCTATCGCTGGGAGCAGATTCGCCACGGCGAAATCCTGCCGCTACGCGAACCGAGCGTCGAACGCATTTTGAAGCTTTTCATGGACGCGCTGACAGGCGTGCTCTGGAAAAGAAAAGCACAAGTTATAGGCACAACAGTGCTCAGAAAGTATATAACTAAAGCAACAAAGGGAGAAGAAGGGGTGGAAGTTCTTATCGGGAAGCCGAGCAACTGGAAGGAGCTTAACCATGACCTTAGAAATGCTTGATAGCGAAGAGAAAAAAGCGAAGACCGACAGCGTTGTTGTCGACTTTCCTGTATCATCAGAGATTCTGAATCAGAGTGCACGAAGGAAATGGCGTGCGACTCGCAAGCCGCAGAGAGGCTTTGGCTTGGTGGAAAAAATGTTTTACTACTACGACCGCATTAAACGCGAGGTGGAGACCTGTCGCGAGGAGCAGGGTTATTACCAGAGCGGTGGCAAGACCGGCGGCGGAAGTAGCACTCACGCCTTCATATCCGACCCAACGGCGACGATTGCAATGAAGCACTACCAACCACTAGCAAAGGTAATTATTAACGCTGAGAGGCTCGATGAAGAAGTCATAGCACAGCCCGAGAAGTGGCTGGCTGTTGTAGAGCAGACGCTATTCTTCTTCTCTGATGACGAGGACGAGCTGGTGAGTGAGGTACTACGCCGCAGGTTCTTTGAGAACGAACCGATGCGCCGGACGCAGACCGAGCTTGCCATTAGCGAGGATAAATATTACCGACTGCGTGATATTGGCATTGGATATGCCAGAGAGTGCGCGATTCAGCTTGGCTTAATAAAAGTTTTTTAGACAGCAAAAAAGCCCCTAGCATTTATATTTTGCTAAGGGCTTTTGCTGTTGCGTAGCTGGTCTAACTGTGCTATAATAAACCGGCAAGGCAGGCATTGAACTTCATAATACATTTACCACCTTTAAATGTTTTTGCACATTCATCCTGCCTTGTTTTCTGTTCGTTGTTTTGTTGAGATTGAGAGTGAAAAAAGCCACCCGAAAGGGTGGCTTTTTGTATCAGCGAATCTCTTTACCGTTTTTGTCGTATTGACGTGGATTGTCGTTCTCCCATGATTGGATAGCGTCTTTCGGTGCGGCGACAGCAATCACTTTTGCAATCTCTTCTGCTTTACGAAAGCCTTTGCCACGACCGCCGTACAGGTCGATGATTCTGCGCAGTTCAATGGCTAAAGGTTCGGTTGCTCTCTGCATAATTTCAAAAGCACTTTTCTCTTTTTCTGCTTCTTTCATTTTGGAGTTGTTGCCACCACGGAGTTCGGCAATGAACTTCTTTACTGCGATACGCTCAGCGTCAGTGAGTTTAAAAGATGTAACCTTTGCACCGTTTGGTAGTTCCTTCTTGCGTCCAGCACCTTCTCTGAAACCGCCTAATCGAGTGTTTTTTTCTGTGTTGTTCATATAAAATTCCTCCTTTTTACTGAGTACTAATATGTACCATTTAACTGATAAAATAATACCATATCAATATCAAAATGTCAACTAAAAAATCATAAAAAATGAAAAAATAATACTCGGAAACGCAAAAAGCCCCGTGAAATTAATCACGGGGCTTTCGTTATTGACATACATAAACATTAACCTTGCCTAAATTGGCATTATCCACGCTCCTTTGCCATTTTGCGGTCAGTAATACCGTATACGCCGAACAATAAAATCTTGTGCAGCCTGTTGTAGAGTGCTTGTTGGGGTTCAGTAGGGTAGACGAAAATTCCGTGGTTAACCATGCGCATGAGCTTCATGAGCTGACCGAAGCGCTTGTTGTTCTTGTTTTTCATAATCATTTACCACCTTTCATATATAATATCAATGATTGTTTTATTTTATCACTGCCACAACCGACGAGCCGAAGCTCGCAGGCTGTGAATAGATTAAATTAGCTCTTTGGCAGGCGACGAACCATTTGTGGCATGAGGCCTCGCTTGAGGTCTATACTGCCAGACATGGCGCCATCAAAGTAAACCTTGTCGGGAGTAATATTCACGACGCGAGGACTATAACAATGGCTGTCAGTGTCAAACACGAAAACTGTGTCGCCAACTTGCAGCTCTTCGGCAGCAACTTCTTCTGCGTCAAAAAAACCTTCGCCTAGACGCTCGCTTTCGGGCATTCTTTTGTCGATTTCCTTGAGCATATCATTGACGCTATAATCAGCGTAGCATTCACTATGCTCCAAATGCAAACGGCCAACAATTTCCCAATTTTCGATAACATAAGTGCCGTTGTCGTAGTTTGCGCAATCGAGATTCATTGCGCAGTCGATGCCGAGACTCAAGCCGCCGCCGAAGAAGTTGCCGATAACTTGGCAAAGCCTTGCCCATCCATAGCAGTCGGTATCCGGGGTACGGTACTGCTTCAACTCGCAATACTTCAAGAAAGCCTCAATGCAAGTTCTGCCTCCGTTCCAATGGAGGTACACTCCAATTTGATTCGGGTTGATTCTCCCGTCTGCGAGCATATCCTTTTTGTTTAAAATCACAGCTCTGTTACCCAATACAATTACCACCTTTCAAAAAAATTAAGTTTGAGTGTTCAATCACTCCTGCAAGACACCGACAAGTTGCCGATGCCCTGCAAATAGACTGAACTAATTGTTTTGCAGATACGCTTTTATGAGCATGTCCATGTCGTTGCGAGCTTCTGCTTCGTCAGCATAGTCAACGTAGTCGTAAATATTCTTTTCGACAATTCCGTGATATAGCCGATAACCTTTGCCGTTATCAAGCCGTGCGAGGTCGACGTATCTGCCTTCTCGCTCTAAAATCGGCTCTGATGGCTTGCAAGGGTTATAACACTCGCTCATGACTTGCCTAAAGTGATGCTCGATTATTTGAGAACGCATAATTTACTCCTCCGTACTTACAGAATCTCTAAACCTGCACAGAAACGAACGCCTTCATCTGAGTAGAACTGGGCGCCTGGAAACAGCAGGTCTCTGCGATGCCTATTGGCTTCTGCTACCATGCGGCTCACTACGTACATTACGCCTTCCGTGGTTGGCGGTAAGGATGTGGTTATACTGCCCACCTTGCGGTTCACACCGACTGTCCCAAGATAAAACACTGGAGCATAGTCGGTTTTTACTCGCGCTGGCTCACCTTCGCAGGCTGGCAGCGTGTGAAATTTGTTGTTGCAGTCTCTAATCACTACGTCGTGGTCACACAAATTAACTAGTTTAAAATCCATAATACATTACCACCTTTTAAAAATATTTTCGGGAGTTGTTAAGCTACCCCTCCAACGCCCTAAGCTCTGCGTAGGACGCTGGGTTTGCACTTAACCAACGAAGAACTTGTCGTTGAAAGTTTTGAATATCATGTAATGGTTACAAATATCGTCACCCAGATACGGCTCTACTTGTATACAGTAGTCGATGATAGCGTTCTCTTTTTGGGAAAAGCGTAGTTGATTTTCGATAAAACTCCTCATGCAAGCGTCGCCGGTGATATTGATGCGATATATACATATATCGGTGTCGCAAACGTCAGTGCCAGCGTAGCACTGGTCAACAACGACAAGTGATTTCGCTGCTTCAAGAACAGCAGTGAGAGCATGCCTTTTCTCTCGGGTGGCGTTGACATCTGGCCAACTGAATGTATAGGTTACACGAAACTTTACAGGGTTCTTGATTACCGAAAAGGCTTCCTCACTGACAAGGCCGCGCTTTTTACGGTGATATGCACCGTAGTTCGCTACAAGCTCTTGTGCTTTTTCAAGCGTCGGAGCTTTTTGCCTTTTAACAACGCACCTGGTGCAATGATAGCGCCCCGGCGCTTTCACCAATACACTGAATTCTTTTAACCATTCTTTTGACATATACATTCCACCTTTTTTGAAATATTTGGGAGTTTTAAGCTACCCCTGCAAGACACCACCGAAGTGATGCCCTGCGTTTGCGCTTAAACTTTTTGGTAGCGTACAGGCAGATAGCCGCCTTCATCGTATCCTTCATACCCGAAGTCGTCGTAACCGTCTTGCTCGTCGTCGATGCGGTCGATGATGTTATAGCCTGCTACCTTCGTTGTGCTATAAGGAAAATCGTAGGCTTCAAAGCTCACTTCACCACTTACGCCGTCGTCTACCATATCGAAAAGGATATTGTTGCACTCTAATGCCTCTTTAACGCTGGCAGCGGCTTTTTGGGGTTCGTCATCGCCTATATCAAGTGCAATCCAGCTTACAGAAGGACTCGTGCGACAGCTTTTAGGCCAGCGGTAATAGCCGTAACCCCAATCTTTGTAGGACGTGTTGGAGTAGTAGACTCCTTTGTCTTCTACCCAATCGCCTAACATAATTGTCGGAGCGTTTGCGCGCATAATCAGCAGACGAGACGCGGCGAAAGTCTCTAACAAGTCTTGTACGCACTCTTTGTCAATCTGCTTTTGCAACGGATAGAGGTATTTTGCCGCAAACACCATAGTGTCGCTGCAAATAGCCTTCAGGCCATTTTTAGGCGTGCACTGACGAATAACACCGTTATGCATCAATGCCATGTAGCACTTATCAACGGCCTTCTTCATCATGTCTGTTTTAGGACGGACGGGGAATGGATGGCAGCAGCCTTTTGAGATTTTGCCAGAAGTCGCGATACGGCAGTGTATTGCCTTCTCACATTCAACGGGAATTTTTCTCCAGGCTTTCAGTAAGCTTTCCACATCCATGAAACCCTTACGAATTTCGACGTTTGTGCTGCCAAACGGCTTCCACATGATGCCCGCACCGTCGGGGTTGCCCTCGAACATTGTGCGAATAACATGCTCCTCGATTTCGATTCCTTGTTTAGCGTACGCAATAATACACATATACATTCCACCTTTTTTGAAATATTTGGGAGTTTTAAGCTACCCCTGCAAGACACCACCGAAGTGATGCCCTGCGTTTGCGCTTAAATTACTGGATGTTGTGACGCTTCAGATAACTGAGAAACTCGGTATAACCGCGTTGTTTCGCTACGCGACAGAACCATTTCAAGCTAATCTTGCAAGCTGTGTCCAAACGGCTGTGCTTGATAGCATCAGCATACATTTGGATAAGTTGCAATGTTGCCTTGAAAGTTTCGGGGCTTAACGTACCACGATTGAAGCGGAATTCGATAGTAGAGCCACCTCTGAAGTTCAGCGCGTGGTAGTGATTGCGGTATGTATGCCGCATATCCTCTAACACTTCCATAGCGTCGCGCTCAGGGATTTTGTCCAGTACGTCCGGGACATTAGGTTTGAACTCTTCCGGATGGAATGGTTCAATGCCCTGCGGGAATTTGCAATACTCGTAATTGGTACGGCGGCTGAATTTTTTAAGCCAGCCTGCATTGTTCACAAGGATAATGCAGGCATTGTTTTCGGGGTTCTCGAAAGCGTCAAGGAAATACGTGCGGTCAACATGTACATGCAAGCCGCAAGTTCCTGCGTCGTGGCTGGTGTAACCCAGCTCAACGGCCTCTTTCATCAAATCGTCGATACCGTAATGGTTCAGATGATAGTCAAGTGTTGCGGTAGAGCTGATAAGCTCGAAACCGTGGTTCAAACTACCGTCCTGTTCGCAGACGATGGATTCGTCCACGTCGTAACCTGCGGCGTTGACAATGCACTCTGCATCGTATGCCGTCTGCTTGCTCCAGTCGTCACGGTCAATTTCCAGTTCCCAGCCCATGAAGAGATGGTCACGGCGGTCGCGAATATTGCCGATACCACCATGCCAGTTCAACGGGCGAATACCGCTGTGGTAGTTGTGGATGACGTCCCCGCCGTCTTTTGGGAGGCAGTGCTCGCAATAGCAGCAGTCGTCAATATCGCTGTAGTATTGGTCATCCTCTGAGAGGATTTCATTACAGTCTTCACAGCGGCGGTAATTCCCTTCATCGAAGCATGTATCGCAGAGGCAATGCCCTGCGTCATCCTCGTTTACGTCTTGTCTGTAGCAGAAATAGCGCTCGCAGTCGTCGCAACGGTGTGCGTCTTCTGTGGCGCACTCCTTGCACCACAGTGCAAAGTCAGCTCTATCCATGTCAGCGTCGTCATATACTGCGATGGCGTCGTCGATATATTCAACTTTGCCACAATGAGGGCAAACGAAGAAGTCGTTGTCGAAGCAGCTCTCGCAATAGATTTCACCATCAGCGCCTTCTTTTGCGTCGTCACGGGGAATCAGCTCACCGCAGCAATTGCATTCAACGTATTCACGTTCAACGCAATCTTGACATACGTGGTAATGGTCGCATGTTTCAACAGCTTCGCTCACGGGGATAAGACTACCGCAAACTTCACAAAATACTGTGTTTACCATCTTTTCAGCGCATTCGCGTTCAACATCTTTAGCATTTTCCATATCCATAGTACAATTCCACCTTTTGATTAGTCGGTTGATAGTTGGGTAATACCGCCGTATACTACCATTTACAGCGGTAGAGTAGTCTTTTGACACACTCTACAAACGCCCGAACTGTGTCGGACGCTTGCCATAGCGTCAAAACGTCGCCATGAAGAGAACGGCAAGAAGCGCAAGCATGGTTAAGATTTCCATGCAATCTTCATCTTGCTTCACGTTGCGTTCCCATAACGCCTGTATTTTTGCGTCACGGTAACGCTTGCTTTTAATTCCCATAATCATTTACCACCTTTTTTTGAAAATTTTAGGCAACTTTGTTAAGCTACCATGGCAAGACGTCAACGGGTGGCGTCTTGCGTAGGCGCTCAAATTAGCAATTTGGCGCAGACGCTTCGACTTGATAAGTCAAAGCCGACATAGTGCGCGAATTGCGCGATTGGTAAGCGGTGCTTTTCTGCTAACTTTACCACGCTTATTTGTTCAAAGCGTGTAAGTTGTTTGCTACCGATGAAGTAAGCGTGTGTCACGGCGGAGCCGTGCAAGTGTGTTTCCAGCACCAGCCCGCTCTTCAATTTCAACCTTTTCTTTACCATTTTGCTACCTGCCTTTTCTTAACATTGGGGTATATCCACCTTTAAACGCCCGACAAATTGTTATGCGTAGAGAGCTTTAAAGAACTCTCTATCTGTTAGCGTGCCAGTCTTTTCGCTAGGCGAAAATTCTGTAGTTATGGAGGAACGATAGTACTTGCGGATAAGTACAACGCCTTTGCTTTCCTCTTTGGGCTTTACCGCTTTTCCCTTTTCGGCACGGTAATAGCCTTTTTTAGAGTCCAGGCGTTTAGTTTCGCCTTTTCTCAAATCTGCCTGCTCGCAGCGCCACTTGTATTCGTCAGCTTGTGTCCATCTTTTCATAAAATCACCTACTTCAAATAATGAAGTCGGGCGTTTAAAGGTGGAGGGAACGTCGTGCCTGCCTGCCAGCCTATAAACTTGCGTAAACAAGCCAGTAGGCAAGCGTTTTGTTCCCCACCCATTCCAAAAGGTGGTGGAAAATGTATTTGCATGTCAGCTTTTATCACGGCACACTACAATATTGATTTCCGTCAACGTACCCTTCTCCCTTGATGATTTCAACTACGTGACTTTCCCTGCTAGGCGGAATAGGATTTACCCTATTTCCGAAATACTATCCGTCGTGCCGTCATTACGGCAGGTACTCGCTTCTGTCCCTATCCCGGCGCCACTCACGCAATTGCAAGCGTTAACCAGGTAGTGCGGTACATCTCTGGCTCTTAACACGGTAAGCGTGCTAAAAAGCTGATTGAGTTTTCAGGCACTCAATTTGCCCTGCTATGTAATTTTTAAGGTTCTTTTGGGGTTCGGAAATTCCCGTCCTAGGGTTCGGGGAATTTCGGGGATTCGCCCTTTCTAGGATTCGGGGCGGTTCCTTGACTATATTATACAGAATATTCCAACATTTGTATTTTTTCGGATAGCTACGAAAAACGAAAAAATTTTGCTTATCCGCACGATAAGCAGGTGCAAAGTTGTGGTATAATGGTAACAGTGATAAGCAGGGCTTTAAAGAACCGTATCATTATAAATGGTAATGGTTAGAAGTTGCTTACATCATTATTATGTAAGCAACGATATGAGTAATGTAGATTATGGTAATGTTGATTGAGTAAAGGCTAATAGGTATATCAATCATAGCTATAATGGTATATTCTTATAGCTTTATAGGGTGTTATACCCTCTAAAACAAGGGTAATAGGGCATAATTTAACATAAGATGTATTATCGGACGTAGATTTTACCCTATATTTTAGGGGTATACCCATACCCCACCCTGCCTGGTGTAAGTACCTAGCCTAGAGTCGCCTTTATCCAACACCCTATATCTAGTCAGCTTAAAAATAAAGCTTAGATATATATATCAAGGTGCTAGTGCATTAACAATACTACACACCACACTAACTATTTACCCTATAAAACATACCCCCCTATACCGGGTACCCCTAATTTTTAAGTACCTAGACTTAGAGGTGGTCATACACAAGTTTATTTTGCACTGTAAGAAATTGCAGTGCTTTTTTATTGCTTTAAAAGCTCTATGCCGTCAGGGTTAGCATATCAACCTCCGTATGCTAGGCGTAGGGCTTTTAATTTATACACGGAGGGAGGAGGAAGCCTATGAGTGATATTTTTTGTGCTGGAGGGCATGTAACGGCGTTATATCCCACTCCGGACAGCATGAAACGAAAGATTGATGAGTATTTTGATTACTGCTTGAGAATCACTTATGACCGAGACGGGAATGAGAAAATCAAGGAGTTCAAGGTGCCGACATATAGCGGTCTTGCAAGGTATCTGGGGTTCCAGACGCGTAGACAGATGCTGGAGTATGCTGATAAGCGTGATGAAGCTTTCGGCGCTGTCGTAGCAGACGGATGCTTAAGACTTGAGGATTATCTTGAGGGCAAGCTGGTTTATTCCAAAGCTCCTGCCGGTATTGCTTTGTCTTTGAAGAACAATGCTGGCTGGGAGGAAAAGAGTACTAAGCAGCTCACGGCCGACAACGGTATGCCGATTGCGTTTGCGTGGAAGGGTGATACCATCAACACGAGCGCAACGGAGAGCGAGCTGCCAAAAGAGCTTGCTGAGAAGCCTGCTGAGGTCGTGGAAGAGCCTGCTGCGCAGCCTAGCGGTTATAAGATTGAGATGCCTGCTGGTTTCTCCTTCGTAGAGGAGGATGACAATGGCAATAGCGAGTAATGTAATCGAGATAGACTATGTGCCAAGACCATTCTGGAGAGATATACTGCATCCAGCTCTAGAACAGTACAGGTTCTCTGTAATCGTTGCTCACAGACGTTTTGGCAAGTCGGTTGGCAGCATTAATCACATCGTCAAGAAAGCTGTCACCATGACGAAATACGAAGCTCCTAACTATGCTTATCTTGCTCCGTTCTTGAAGCAGGCCAAGATGATTGCGTGGGATTATCTCAAGCGATATACTGCGGCGATACCGGGACGCAAGATTAACGAGAGTGAGCTTTATGTAGAGCTGCCGAGCTTTCACCCGAATGTGCGTGGCGCAAGAATTTACATTATCGGTGCTGACCGTCCAGACGGCCTTCGTGGTACGTACTGGGACGGTGTAGTAATAGATGAATATGCCCAGATACGTAAGGAGCTGTGGGGTGAGGTTATCAGACCTGCCTTGTCAGACCGTCGTGGATGGGCTGTTTTTATTGGTACTCCTAAAGGCCAGAACCAGTTCTACGACATTTACTTGAAGGCGAAGAAGAATAATTCTTGGTTCACATGCTTGTATGATGTTGACCAGACTGGCATCATTCCGGCGGAAGAGCTGGAAGAGATGAAGCGTGAGATGACTCCTGCCGAGATTCGACAAGAGCTTTACTGCGACTTTGCTGCAAATGCTTCCAACAAGCTTATTTCTCTCGATTCCATCAACGAGGCAATGAGCAGGGAGCTGTCTGAGGCTGAGTATAAAGACTTGCCGAAGATTCTGGGCGTGGACGTTGCGCGTTTCGGTGATGACCGCAGTGTAATGATACGCAGACAGGGACTAAAGGTCTGGGAGCCAAAGACAAGAAAAGAGGTCGACAACATGACTTTTGCCGGTATGTTAGCGCAAGAGATTGACGACTGGATGCCAGACGTTGTGTTCATTGATGCAGGCCGTGGCGAAGGTGTTATTGACCGCCTGCGGCAATTAGGCTATAAGCAGGTCATTGAGGTTCCGTTTGGCGGCAAGGCTATCCTAGACACTCGCTACGTCAATAAGCGTGCAGAGATGTGGGATAGCTGCCGACAATGGCTCGAACAGGGCGGCGATTTGCCGTACATGCCGGAGCTGAGACAGGAGCTTTCGATGCCGGAGTACAGTTTTGACGGCTTAAACCGTATCAAGCTTGAATCGAAGGAGAGCATCAAGGATAAGACAGGCTATTCACCCGACTTGGCGGACGCATTGTGTCTGACCTTTGCTTTTCCTGTTAATAATACGAGACGAAATGCCTTTATGCGTGCTAAGAAGCTTGGTTTGACGCGTAAATATGGCAAGATGTGATGGAGGTACAAACATGAAAAAGCTATTCGTTTCTTGCCCTATGAATGGGAAAACTTTTGAAGAAATTGTAGAAGTAAGAAAAGAAGCAATCAAGTTAATGAAAGAGAAATTCCCAAACGAAGAATTTGAGATGCTGAAAACTTTCTTTGATTTTGAAGAAGGTACGCATCCTTTAAAGTATATGGCTGAATCTATCCGAATGTTGGCTGATGCTGATGTTGCTTACTTTACAGCAGACTGGGACGAGGCTCGTGGTTGCAAAATCGAACGTGAATGTGCAGTGGCGTATGGCATTCAAATTATTGACGAATATCCGGAGGTATAAACAATGCTTTTATATCCAGTAGATGATATTAAGACAACGAAGCTGTCGGCAACAAAGGCTGTTGTGGCAGCAAGTCCGGAGGTCGCTGCATTGCAGCGTACAGGCCGCCACGGAATCGCTATTACGGCTGGCGAGAGCACCGTGTATATCGGCGGCAAGGACGTTACTGCGGCCACGGGCATGGCTGTTCCTGCTGGCAAGACTACTATTTTGCCGGTGACAACGACAAACGTTGATAACTTATACGTTATTGGCGGCGACTGCGTGCTGACGGAATTTTTCTAAGGCGGTGATGTTGCATGGCTGATTTAAATGATAAGCTGGCGCAGGCTGCGGACAGCGAGGTTCACCGTTCCTCGTGGCAGGCGACTAACCCGGACTTTGGCATGAATAAGGCTGCGGTTGGCACCATGACAGGCGGAGCGCTTCCGCAGCAGCCACAAACCGGTATGCCGAATCCGCAGGCAGCTATGGGTGCGCAAGACCCTCTGGAGATGCTCAAAATGTCCAGCACGCCGAGCCAAGAGCCGCTTTCGCTGGATAGTATTACCGAGGCGCAGAAAGAAAAGATTATGAAGTCTTTCCGAGAGTGCCGTAATATCGCTAACACGCAATATACCGAGGTCGTGGAACCGCGAATCCTGCATCGCCGTGATGTTTATCAAGGCACGGCAGAGTATTATGACAAGAAATTCCCTATCTTATCCCAGACCTCTCGCTGGGTTTCCAAGGACGTAAAGACTTCCTGCAACTGGATTCTGACCGGCATGATGGAGGCTTTCTGCGGCGCAGATGCTCCGCTTTCTGTCAAAGGCGTAAACGTCGATGATGATGAAGTTGCTTCTAAGGTGCAGGAGCTTGTACGCTACCAGCTTGAAAAAAAGAATGACTGGTATCACTTCTGCCAAGCTGCATTGCGCTGCGCGTTAAGCGAGAACTTCGCGGTAGCGAAGGTCTGGTGGAAGCACGAAGAAAAGCGCGTAAAGATGGAGTTTCTGCTAGGTTTGCAAGACTGGGAACAGATTATAGCTCTGATGGAAGGCACAGGTACAGGCAAAATCCAAAATTTAGAATTTACCGAGCTGGACGACGTGGATGACTTTGTGAAGTGTACCTACGAAGAAGTCAAGGTTACTGCAAATCATCCTGTTATTGAGTATGTGCCGTCGAGCGAACTGCGCTATACGCCAGATGCTCCGAATTTGCAGGACTGCAAGTTTGTTGCGCACCGTAAGATTGTGCGCGGCAGCTATCTGAAACAGCGCGAAATGGACGGCGTTTATAAAAATATCGACAAAGCACTGGAAGAATACGACCCCGGTGATACCAGCTCCACGATGCTTGACCGCTCTAATGACGTTGACAGGGCGGACAGCTTCAAGCGACCGAGCGACGAAGATAACGCGTCGAAAGAAGTAGAGCTTTACGAGGCATATTTGCAGGTTGACTGGAACAACGATGGCATCTACGAAAACGTCATTGTTCACGCTGTGGGAGATGAGCCAATCCGCATTTCCGAGAACGATTATGGCTTCCCACCGTTCTTTATTTGCTCTGCGGAATACGACCCGAATGCCGTATTCAATCGCGACAGCTCTACTGACATGCTGGAGCAACAACAGGATTTGAAGACTGCTGTGATGCGCCAGATTATCACGAATGTAGCAAAGAACAATGCTCCTCGCGTCTTCGTCAACGAGCGTATGGTGGATATGGATGCGCTGCTGGAAGGTGATGAGATTATTCCGACGCAGGGCGACCCCGGAACTGCTGTGCTTACGCCGCCGAGCTTGCCGCTTGCAGGTCTGACGATGGACGTTATCAACTATGCGCAGAATGAAATTGAAAGTCAGTCTGGTAGTACAAGATACAATCAAGGACTTGATTCTAACTCGCTAAACCAAACGGCGACGGGCATTACTTCAATCCTCGGGATGGCAGAGAAGCGCAACAAGATGGTTGCACGTTCTATCGCAGAACGTTTCTTCATCCCGATTTATAAGTTTGTCATTCTGCTGAACCAGAAATATCTGGAAGATGAGCAGATGATTCGATTGACTAACAAAACTCTCTCTATTCGCAAGGAAGATTTGGACATTGACTATGATTTAATTGTTAATGTCGGGCAGGGTGCAGGCACAAGGGAAGCGCAGATTCAGTATTTGATGCTTGTCTTGAACCAGATTTATCCGCAGCTTGCCTCCCAAGGCATCGTCAACGCAAAGAGCTGGTACAACCTCGTCGTGAAACTGCTCGAAGCGCTCGGCTTGCGTGATGTTTCTCAATATCTGCTTGACCCAGAATCTCCGGAAGCGCAACAACAGGCTATGGCCGCACAGCAGGCAGCAGCACAGGCACAGGCCGAAGCTCTGCAAAACAGCTTGCAGCTTGCTATTGCTAAATCTTCTGTTCCGCGCGTTAACCTCAGCCTTGAAAACCTGCCGCCAGATGCGCAGCGTGAATATCTCAAAGAGAAGCTGGGTATTGACACTACCGAGAGAGCGATTGCTGAACACGAGGTGCTTATAAAAAATGATTAAACGAAACGAAAGACAAATCCGTAATATCGCTTCTCGCATTACTGTCCTGCAACAGATTGTTGTTGACGGGCAGGACGCTGAGGCGGTTTATAAATATGCGTTTGCGATGAAGAAAGAGGCCGATGCAAAGATGCTGGAAGCAGCACGTTCTGGCGGCGATATTGAGCAGCAGCGCAGTGATTATAGAGCGGTCTGCCGGTTGGTAGAAATGCTCGAACATGCTGCCTACATGGGTAAGCAAAAAGACAAAGCTCTGACCGAAATTACAGGCCAGAGCTAATTTTTTAGGAGGTAAAAACCATGGATGAAGGTATCGTAACAAATACTGCTAACGAAGCCCCGTCTGCGGCTCCTGTGGACTCTCAGAGCGTCGAAACTTACGATGCTAGCACAAACACTGGCGCAGGCGAAGAAAGCTCTGTAGAAGCCAGCAGAGAGCCTAGCAGCGACAGCGAATCCGGCAACGACTTGGGCGGTATGCGTTTTGAGGGCGACACTGGACGCTATCAGCTTGTAGAGGATTCTAACGGCAAGCGCTCCTTGAAGTTCGTTCCAGACGACAACTCTGCTACTGACGAAACGGACAACGAGCCGAGTGAAGGTGAAACTGGTGAACCAGATGTAGGCGAAGAGACTGTTTCCAATATTGCAGAGCAAGCTTATGAGCAGATGCAGCAGCCTGTCGAGAAGTATTCGCTCGAAGAATTGACCGCGGCTATCGGCGCAGGCAACATCGACGAGCGTCGTGTGCCCGACGAGTATAAGGCGCAGGTCGCAAGCATTAAAATCCAGCAGGCGCAAGCCCAGTACAATGCGCAGGTTGAGGCCAAAAAGAAGCAAGAGCAAGAGCTTCTAGCGCAGCAGCAGCTTTCGCCGGAGCAGCAACGTGCGCAACAGCAGCAGTTCCTTATGAATCTGGAGCAGGAAGCCAGCGCGAGAGCCGCACAAGATGCAGGTTTGAGCAATGATGAGCTTGAGAATATCAGCCTTATGGATGATGACGACCCGCGCGTAATTAACTATAAGCTGGCAAAGCAGTGGCATCGTGATGATATTGTCCGTACTTTGCAAAATAAATATGCCGAAGAAAGCGCGGCTCGCCAGAAACGAGCTGAGGTATACGGCGGTATCAATGAGTTCGTAAATGAAGCAAAGCGAACCGAGCCGAATTTCGACGCTATTGACAAGTTTATGGTGCAACGCGTCAACGAGCTGCCTTACAAAGAAGCGTCTGAGCTTATTCCTATTTTTGATGCTCTTAACAAAGGCACTATTACCGAGCCGCAGGCTGTGAAACTGCGTATGTATTACGAGCGCAGCCGCAAGGAATACTACGCTCGTAAAAATAAGCTGTCTACTACTCCGAAGCGAGCAGTTAGGCCTCCAGTAACCGAGCGAGCCGGTGACGGCGCAACCATGACGAAGAAATACGTCCCGGATTATCAAGCTTTGCGTAACGCCAGCCAACGCGAACGCGTACAATGGATGGCTGATTTCCTAAAGCAAAACCAGAAATAAAAATCCCAAGGCTTTCCCCGAGGCCGAAAGATTTTTGTTAATAAATTTTTTGAACAATGAGGTGAAAATTTAATGGCAATCAAAGACATTAATCGTAATCTTGGCCCTTCCGCTTCCCAATCTCATACCACGGAAGCTATTGGCCATGCGGAGGATATGAGTGAAGTTATCACCAACATCTCTCCCGAAGAAACCAAATTCTTATCCATGCTGCCTTCTGAAAACTCCGAGACTCTGTTCTTTGAGTGGATGAGCGAGCATCTGAATCCCCCGAAAGTAAACGCCCATCTGGAAGACGAGGAATACACTGCGGAAAAGGGCGGCTCTCTGCAGGGTTTGCAGAACCACAACCAGTATTTCGTAAACACTCTGAAAGTTACCGAAGCGCAGCGCAAGGTATCCAAGGTGTATCGCGAAAAGGACGAGCTGGCTCGCTTGATGACTAACCGCATGAAGGAACATGCTCATGATATTGAGTATGCTATCGTGTCCAACACTATCAGTCGTGCGGAAAGCGGCACAAACCCGGCCATGACGGGCGGTATTCCGTACTTCATGAAGGAAGAGACTCTGGATGTTACCGTCTCCACCACCGACGGCGTAATTACTGCCAGCGCAGCTCATGACATGAAGACCGGTGACTTCGTGTACTTCGATGCAACCAATATGCCGACTGGTTTAAAAACCAAGACGATTTACTACATCCGTCTCGACGACACTACTCCGGCAACAAAATTTACTCTGTATAACACCCTCAAGGGCGCTATCGAGAAAATTGATGCCGAACAGGTTAAGCCTTCTGCTGCCGGCACTGCTGTAAAGATTATCAAGAATAACGTAATCTCCCTCGGCGGCGCTGCTGACTATACTCTGGACGATTTAAATACTGTCATGGAAATGGTTTACAACCGTGGCGGTAATCCGACCAAGGCTTATATGTCCCCTGCGAAGAAGCGTAAATTCAGCCAGTTGGTGACTGCTTCCACGACCATCAATCGCGACATGACCAAAGGTCGCAAACTGGAGCTGGTAGCCGACGTTATCCAGACCGACTACGGTACTCTGACCGCAGAGTCTCACCGTATGCTCCCGGACAGCAGCATCTTCATCATGGATACTGACTACATGCTGTTGAAATGGTTCCAAAAGACTCGCACCTTCGACCTGCCTAAGACTGGTACGTCCGACGCAAAGCGTATTGAGTCCTGGCTCGGTCTGAAAATCACCGCTCCTCGTGCTTCCGGCGCTATCTTAGGTATCAAGCGCTAGTCTAACCTAGTCGATTTCGACCACTTTAAACCCCTCGGTTTCGAGGGGTTTTCTTATATGCTGGCATAGCACAACAGGCAGTGCAGAGCTTTCGTAAAGCTAAGGTTGCAGGTTCGATTCCTGCTGTCAGCTCCATAATATGCTGGGCTGATGTAATGGCAACATGGTCGCTTTGTAAGCGTCTCATACGAGTTCGAGTCTCGTACCCAGCTCCAGTTAAAAATAAACAATAACGGAGGTGCTATCAGTGCTTGTAAAGCAAGATACTTTTATCGACGAGAAGAATCGTTTTCACGTCGTAAACAAATACGACCACAGTGTCGGTGCAGAAGTTGCACGCATGATTGAAAAAGAGGGCGGCGGCAGAGGCACCCTCGGCAGAAACGGTGCAGAGTTCCGCTCTATGGGCGTTATTCCCTGCGAGATGTTCATGTACGACCCTTGGCTCATCGAGGCGCAGAAAGCGCAGCGAGCAGGCGACATGGGCGAATATACAAAGCTGATGCAGAAGTTCTTCGAGGTTCACAGAGAGTTCGCTCCGCTTATCCCGAAGAAGTATTATTGAGGTGAGAAGTCATGCCGATTGAAGTTTCTAAACTTATCCGCAAAATCCGCTTAAAGGCCGTGGATTTTGACGAAATCAAATATACCGATTACCAGATTATCAATGCTATCAACGATGTTATCGACTATCTGAACGCATCCTACGCGCTTCGTAACAGTGACTTTTTGGAGAAGATTAAGGAATACCACCTTAGTACCGAAGAACTTAACAGCGGCGTTAGCTTGCCCTTCGATTTCGTGACATTGGTAGGGGTAAACGATTGCGAGCATGGCTTCCCACTTAGAGTAGTTGCTTCAACGAAGCCGCCGGTGTTTGACGAGTACAAAATTGTGGGCAACAAAATCTTTTCCGGTTTACCAGATTTTACAATTACATACCGCAAGAAAATCGAGGAAATTGAAACAGAGAAGGACGAGATTGACCTGCCCGCAGTCTTTGAACAGCTTATCAGAAACTTTGCTTTTTCTGTGCTGACAGACGGCGAGGATGGTATGCTGCAAGCTATTGAGCAGGCGGTAGAGGCTATCGTTCCTGCAAGGCGTTATACTCATGCTCGTATCAAGATGCCGTTTATGGTATAGAAGGGAGGGCGCAAATGCTAGTAAGTACAGTGATTCAAGATATTCGCAACCGTATCAATGACAAAGAGGCGATTGGTGATTTTGACAACGACGATATTGTAAGCTATATCAACCAAGCTATTAACTATATCGGTTTATATTTTGTGACCGCCCAGAACCCGTTGGCGATTAAAGATATTGAGGTAGCAGACGGCGATTTGGTGCCAGACGACTATATCAAATTCTGCGGCATTTCGCCCATTAGAGTTACTGGCAAAACCATTAAATTTCTCGAAAGCAACAAAGGAAAAATGGCGTTGCGGTATTTCTTCAAGCCGCCAAATATTACAGGTGTAGACGGAGAAGAAATGCCATATAACGACGCACTGACCAATAACGTAATTGTTAACGCTACGGTGCTGCTCTTGTTGAATCAGCAGAGGCTCAACGTGGCGCAAGACCAATCCCTCAGCACATCGCTCATGGATATGGTTAACAGTGCATTCGGAGTACAAGCGTAGGTGATGAGATGTGAATGCGGAAGATATTAAAAACATACTGCGCAACATCCCCAATTCCGTCTCCGGCGACGGCAAAACTTTCGTTGCAGCGCTGAAAAATTATCTCGCGAAGTACGGATTAGTTACTGATGAGAAGATAGACAGCGCACTTGAAGAGCTGACGAAGAAGCCAAACCACGTAACCAATATCACATTGCTGGAGCTGCACGCTATCACTGACGGAGTGCGCAGTAATAACATTCAAATTAACTGGGACATGACGCCCGTCAACGATTACGCTAAAGCCGAGGTGTGGTATACGCGTGCCGCTGGCAGCTCATGGGAAAAGGCTGGCGAGGCGAATGGCACGCAGTACGTAATGCAAGGTGCGACGGCTGGCGCAATGTACTATATTCGCGTTATAGCAGTGAATTCAAAAGGCGTTGCAGCAGACTTCGACACTGCTCCTATGGCCAACATAACAATCAAAGGCAGTCAATATATCCCTGCTCCACCAACACAGTTCGTGCTGACGTGGGATGAGCAAGGCCCACTTTGGAAATGGCTGTTCGAGGATAACAACTATGTGGATTTTTTTGAGCTTAGGTTAGACCAGAACCCCGGCGTTTGGAATGATAAAAGGTTAGACAGCACACGTGAAACGTGGAGCAGAGCTAACCCCGGCATTCGCGCAGGCACAGCTTATCTTTATGTCCGTAACATCTTTGGCGAGTATAGCGAGCCTGCGGTACATCAGTTTAATAAGGCCATAGGTGGGAAACCTGCCGCACCAATACTGACTGCTACGCTTGATGGCGTGAATATTAAAATGGCTGGATTGCCGCTAGGATACACTCATTATAAACTTCATATCGTTACTTCTGACGGCGAAGATGATTACTATACTACTGAAAACGGCGAGTTCATATATTTCTTCTTTAGCGGAACTATTACTGTAAGCTATTGCTTTGTTGACGATATAAGCGACGGCGAATGGAGCGATACAGCACAGGCTGATGTTAAAACCTTAATGGTTGACGCTGACAATATCGCGGATAATGCGGTTACTGCTGCAAAGATACAGGCTAACGCTATCACGTCTACCAAAATCGGAGCAGGAGCAGTGACTGCTGACAAAATTGAAGCAGGAGCTATAACTGCCGAGAAACTTGCCGCTGACAGTGTAACTTCTGATGCTATACAGGCAGGAAGTGTTATCGGTGATAAGATTAGTGCCGGAGCTGTAACGGTAGACAAATTGTATGCCGGAGATATGGAACTTGCAGGAGCTTTAGCGGTCGTTGGTGGTGCAGTAAGGCTCAGCCAAGAAGGATTGAGATGTAGTGAATCGAGCGGAGGTTACACTTTGTTTGACGAACGGGGCATTACGTTTTATGACGCAAATGATAACCAATACGCTCAGCTACATAGAATTTGTGTCGGCACTGCAGCCCACGGCCAAAAAGTGACATTTGCCGCGCCTTGGAAGAATACGCCAAGCGTTGTATGTGTTCCAACAGAATTGCAGTGCAACGAAGCAAATTATGCGCAAAGCAACGTATTTATAATTTGCAGAGCGACAAATGTTACGGTTAACGGCTTTAGCGTAGAGTGTTACACTCGACTTGGCGAAGGTTCGAGCACGACCATTCCGTACAACGAAGATTACGTGGGTACTACTACCGAAAATATTAAAACGATAGACAAATACAATATCGAAGCGTATTTTGACAAAGAATTGCCTGTGCCGAAATCGGCTACAGAAGGAGTGATTGCCGCAGAATTAACCTCACTCGCTGCTGGTAGCAGACACGTTGGTTCCCACCAAACAACTTACTCTAAAACCGCAAGGGCTTACAAAATGCAAATTATATATCAAGAGAATGTTATTGCAGAAAGTGAATATACACCGTTGCCGCAAACATCAGGAGATAATTATAGTGAAAAACTGAAAACGAGGCAAAATCTTCGTTTTGTGTTGCCAAGCGCAGTAGATTACGAAACTAAGGTTACATTACGAATCGTCTTGGCATCATATAAAAGGCGCAGCTATAGTTCTAACAACCCGACCAGTGTAACATTAGAATCAGATGAGGTAATATTGATTTCTGCGTCATACAATTCCGGTTCGTTTGCAATATCGACAGGCGTTGCTGCTTTCGTTGCTATAGAAAACGGCAGCACCGATTATAGCCTATCGTAATATTTTGCTTATGAAATATGCAACAAAGTGCGTTAGGCACTCAAGAGCGATATGGTTAGACAATGCCTTTGAAGTGGGAGAGGGGTTTGTTTATACGCGCTACAACAATCCTAATAGGGATGAGCTAGAAACAACAATACTGGATTTATACAGCCGCAAAGCCGCTTATTGTTACTGCTTGAGCAGCGCAATGGCGTGTCTAAATCTTGTCTTGAGCACCAATCAAAAGCAAATAATCGCAGATAAATACATCCACGAAGAATCTAGGTGCTTGCTAAATAAATACAACGCAGAGTATGTTGACTTAGGCAAAGACTGTGATTTTTCCGCGAACTCACTGGTGGTTGTTGATGTTTTAAGCAACCCCGAGTGTAAGGCTTATGACATAGCTGGCATCTGCTCTAAAGCAAAAGAAGCAGGATGTAAGGTGCTGGTCGACAACACAATGCTAACATCCTACTATTCTAATCCGTTTGATTACGGCGCTGATTTTGTTGTCGAAAGTTTGAGCAAATATGCTGGAGGACATGGTGACTCTTTGGGCGGCGCGCTTCTCTGTAATACTGAAATGGATGATGAAGTGGCGTTATATGGGTACGGCATCCAGCCGATTAACGCATATTTGATTCGTAGAGGAATAGCGACACTTCCATTGCGGCTAGAAAAAATCAAAAGTAACACCGTGTCTGTGTTGGCATATTTAAAAAAGCGTGTCAACATAAAAGGAAGTGACGCGAGAAGCGGAATGATTGATTTTACATTCGGAACGCGCTTGCAACACAAACAATTCGTTGAGTCACTGCAATTAATCGATAACGCATTTAGTTTCGGGCAAGACAACACCTTAGCCGCGGTCGTCAACAGCAACGACTCTATTCGGTTGTGTATAGGCCTTGAAGAAGCATCGGATATTATTGATGATATTAAGCGGGCGTTAACGCCGTTTGGAATAGGGGGCTAATATGGAAATGACAGTTGCTGATAAGCGGCTAATCGAAGCAGCAGAAGAATTTATGAACATGATTGTACGCGAACGCGGGTATTACAGCATATTCACCGCTGTTAGTTATGCCGGAGATGAAGATGTTATTTATGACGCAGAAGGCAAAGCAGCAAAGAAATGGCGCAGCAGAGTATATCGTACGGTATACCAAATAATCAAAGACGTTCATGAAGGCAAACGAGATATGCCAACTAATGCGCAACTGGTATTGGAATTGCCAGACATCAACTGGAATGTGTGAGGTGAAACCATGCAAATAGAATTTGAAATTGACCAACAGCGTCTGACACGAACGTCGGACGCTTATTTAATCGAAGGCTCAAAGAACTTCGTAGAGTGCATATTCAGTTTTTCTTCCGATTGGGCAGAGCTGGATAAATGGGCTTTGTTCAAGCGCGACAATAACACCTACGAAATTTATATTGAGGATAACAAGTGCCTAGTGCCTATCCAGTGTACTTCTGCCGAGGGCGAGTTCACCATTTCTGTCGTAGGCAGGAAGAACGCAGAGAACGTGACAGGCACGGCAAGCGATAAACTGCTTACAGTGCGTGGCAGTGAGTTTGTCGGTGGTATGGGCGAAGAAGGAAGGCTCACAGAGACTTATTTAGTCGAGGTACTAGGCGAGGTAAAGGACTTGCGCGAAAAGGCCGCCACAAGCGAAGCCAACGCCGCTGAGAGCGCACAGAACGCCAAGGGGTATGCTGATAAGGCTAAAGAGTATAGCGAGTCTGTAAACGTCTATATTCCGTCCGTGAGCCAAGACGGCGTAATGACATGGACGAATAAAGCAGGTCTTGCAAATCCTACCCCAGTAAATGTCAAAGGCGAACGCGGCGAAAAGGGCGAGCAAGGTGCTAAGGGCGACACTGGTGCAACAGGTGCTAAAGGTGAACGTGGCGAGCAAGGGCCGCAAGGCTTGCAAGGCGCTAAAGGCGAAAAAGGCGATGCTTTCAAATACACTGATTTCACTGCGGCACAGCTAGCTGCTTTAAAAGGCCCACAGGGCGACAGAGGTTTGCAAGGTGAGCGTGGTGAAACAGGCCCACGAGGAGCAACAGGCCCACAGGGAGCTAAAGGTGACAAGGGTGACGCTTTCACTTATGCGGATTTCACGCAGGAGCAGTTGGCAGGTCTTAAAGGCCCACAAGGCGACAAAGGTCTGCAAGGTTTGCAAGGCGAGCGTGGCGAGAGAGGTCTACAGGGGTTGCAAGGTATTCAAGGTGTTAAAGGCGATACTGGCACACCTGCCACTGTAAGAATAGGCACTGTAGAGACAGGCGCAGCAGGTACAAGCGCAAGCGTTACAAACAGCGGCACAGCATCAGCAGCCGTTTTTGATTTTATCATCCCTAAAGGTGACAAAGGCGCAACAGGTGATAGAGGGCCGCAAGGCTTGCAAGGCGCACAAGGTCTGAGGGGCGAAAAGGGTGAAAAGGGAGACCAAGGTACAGGCGTTACCATTAAAGGCAAATATGATAGTTTATCTGCTTTAATGGCTGCACATCCTACAGGCAAAGACGGCGACGCTTACATGGTCGGCGTTAATCTCTATGCGTGGTCTGGCACAGAATGGATTGACTGCGGTAACATTCAAGGTGCTAAAGGTGAACGTGGCGATAGAGGGCCGCAAGGCTTGCAAGGAGCTAAAGGCGACAAAGGCGAAACAGGTGAAAAAGGTGATGCCTTCACCTATAACGATTTTACCGAAGAACAGCTTGCCAGACTAAAAGGTGCAAAAGGTGACAAAGGCGATGTTGGTCCTCAAGGTCCTCAAGGATTGCGTGGCGAAAAAGGCGAACAGGGTGTCAAAGGCGAACAAGGTCTGAAAGGTGACACCGGCCCGAAAGGCGAAACAGGTGAGCAAGGTGCAAAAGGTGATACTGGAACACCGGCAACTATAAAAGTAGGCACTGTAAAAACAGGTGCAGCTGGCACTTCTGTTACTATATCTAATAGTGGAACAGCATCAGCAGCCGTATTTGATTTTGTTATTCCGCGTGGCGATAAGGGAGATACAGGCCCACAGGGCTTACAGGGCATCCAAGGCGCAACAGGAGCAACAGGCCCACAAGGCGAGAGAGGGCCGCAAGGCTTGCAAGGGGAGCGTGGCTTGCAAGGTCTGCAAGGCCCAAAAGGTAACGACGGTGCAGCAGGCGCAGCAGGTGCAGCAGCTACTATTAAAGTCGGTGTTGTTACCACAGGTGCAGCAGGTACGGCAGCAAAGGTAACGAACAGCGGTACTACATCTGCGGCTGTGCTTGACTTTGTTATTCCACAAGGCCCAAAGGGTGATAAAGGCGAGCAAGGCGCAGGCAGCATAGTCGCGGTGGATAGCGAGCTGTCATCTACAAGTACTAACCCTGTGCAGAATAAAGCTGTAAAAGCTGCTATTGATTCCGTTGCTGCTAGTGTGCCTACTAAAGTATCTGACCTGCCAAACGATGCAGGTTATTTGACACAGCATCAATCGCTTGCTGATTACGCTAAAACGTCGGTGGCTAACACTTGGACAGCAGCGCAGACGTTAAACTTTTTGTCGGTATATTACGAAAAGTATCCTATATACATCGTAACAGGTACGAATGATACGCCGATTATATCTGCAATGATGTATAAGGCAACTAATAATTTCACACTTGATTTAGGTGCTTTGGCAATGAAAGTTGATAAGTCACAAATCTCTGTATTTAGTGCGTACTTTACAGCGGATGCAGACTATGCATTGACTATCACTAACTGTGGAACTGTTAAGTATATAGGGTCTGCATCTGATGTAGCTATTACAAGCTCCGGTTTGCTTTTAAACATTATGATGGTAAAAGATGCCAGCAATAATCTGACCAGCATCGTGCAAGCTAATAAGTTATCGTAGAGGTGGTAATATGGGCTTAAACAGAATGATGATGAAAAATGGTGAGGTAAAGGTTGAAGATGGTAGCAAGTATTGGACTTGGAATGACGCAAATAATAAAACAATTTCTTTTACTGTTCCACCGGGGATTAAGAGAATCAAAGTAACATCGTCTATTGATGGGGGTGAGGGTGCCCCCGATTTATCCAACTATGCTAACATAAAGAATACATCAACCAATAAAGTTTGGGGTGAGGGTTGGTTTTATACTACCTCTGAGGGTGAAGTCGACGATGCCGCAGATATTGATTCCATTGTAGGTGTAACACCCAATAAAACTTATAGATTGCTGTTTAATTGCTATTATACAAGTGGTGTGACTTTTTCATGGGGCAAAGCAATAAATGACATGAAACCTACAGTTGAAGATTATTAAGCAAAGGAGGAACAAAATGCAGACAAAATATAAATACAAAGACAAAACTTACTCTAATGTTTACGAACTTTCAGAAGCATTAGGCAAAGAGGGTATCTTTATCCCTCTGTCTATCTCTGAAGATGCCCTTAAAGACTTAGGGGTCGAAGTGACACACGAGGAAGAACCGATTGAGTATTTTAAAAATCGCAGAATCGAAACTTTAAAGATGCAACGTGATAAAGCAGAGGTTGAACCGATTGAGTACAAAGGCTACTCTTTTGATTATGATGAGAAGGCAAGAGATAGAATCAATGCGGCAATTATTGCGCTTGAACTGCAAGGCGAAGGAGCTACAATAGAGTGGACCACGGCAGATAATGCGGATACTGCGGTTACTGCCAACGATTTAAAGATGATTATTGCTGCCGTAGCAGTACGCTCCAATCTCCTGCATGTTGCATATCGTAAAGCGAAAGAAAAAGTTGAGGCAGCAACTGCGGCAGCAGAAGTAGAAACTGTGACAATGGAAGTATGATAAAAGGCGGAACTGCCGAAATTGGAGTGGTAAAAAGGAGGAATGGAAAATGATTATTACAGGTATGGCGCACTTTGAATCTGTGTGCAAAAACAAATTAGTAGAATGGTACAATGAATCTGGTGAGCAAAAAATCACCTTAGAAAACGTCTTTGTTGTATGGGCGTGCAAGACTTTGCAGAACTATAAGGCATTGCTGTCAACTACTGTCAGCGGTGATGGCATTTATGCCGAATACACCTACAACGGCGATAAGCAAGAGATGTATGAGGACGTATACAGAAAAAATTCTAACCGTTGCTTAAAAAGCGAGTGAGGCGATAGCTATTGCTAGGAATCACACGAAAGTGAGGTGAACCGCTATGAAATACAAAAAGGCAAGAATGTATTCGGTGAAGCGGAAGCGCCGTCCAGACGATATGCTGATGAAAAGGTGGCATACATTCATGAAATTTAGACGTATGATGTTTTGGAAGCATCATCGCTTATATACTGGTTCGATACGCAAGGATTTAAGATGGCCGTGTCACTGGGAAGAATTTGACTGGAGTGAACCGCTATGCCCATAGAAAGACAACAACAAGCCGTATCGTGTAGCCTAAGCAATTTGACAGGCGGCATGAACGCTTCTGTACCGGAAAATATGATAGCGGAAAACGAAGCCGCTCTGCTCGAAAATTATATGTTTGAGCAGGGCGTTTTGCGTACCAGAGACGGCTACTCAGAGCCTCTGATTGACATAGGAGAGCCGATTGACAAGATTTGGTATGATTTATCGACCGACGGCTTTTTGCTCGCAGGCAAGCCTCCTGCGGACGGCTCTGGTAGTGCAAATGTCTACTATGCGTATGTTGGTGAGCAGTCAACATCTCTTGGCAAGCTGACGGGCGGAGAACGCCCTATGTGCTGTCGTTTTTCCGATAAGATAATTGTAGCTAGCGGTGGCAAACTGCAATATTACGATTACAAGAATCCGCTCGTAACGGTAGAGAGCAGCTTCTTGAGCGACAATCTTTGGGTGCAGGACATGAGACTTGGCACATCTAAGCGCGGCGACGATAACTTCCGTTATAGCTCGACCGGTGATTGTACATCAAGCGAAGCGTGGAAGGAAGATACTAATATGATTAGCCAAGCGCAATGGTATCAAATCGGCGCTTGTGACGGTGGTGATATTATAACAGTGCTGACGCTCGCAGGCGACCTAATCGTGTTCAAAACCAACGACAGGGGCTATCGCGTATCTGGTACAGTTCCAGACCTCAGCAGCGATGCTGTTTTGAGCGATACGCACGCAGAGGACGACAGAGAAGCGTTTGCGCTGATGGGCGGTACGATTGTATTCGCTACGGACTTAGGGCTGCGCAGCTTGCAAACTACGACGACCTACGGCAACTTCGATACTACGGAGGTTGCTTATAAAATCAACCGTCTGCTGCAAGAGAATTGCCATAAGCCGAAGGTATGGAATATGCTGACGCGTAGACAGCTATGGATTCGTCCTAACGAAGCAGATAAAAAGACCTTTTATATTTATCAGTACGATACCGGTGCGGCTTATAAGTATGTATTCCACGACGACATTAACGACGCTGTGGAGACGAGCAACGGCATTATGCTTGCTACGGATGCTGGTCTGCGTCGCATGAACTCTGAATATACCAATGACGGCAATGCTCTTATCAAGTCAAAGATTGTATCGAAGATGTTTATCACGCCGAACAGAATTATCACCCGCTACCTCGATATGTTTGTTGAGGGCAGAGAGGGCGACAACGATGGCAAGATTCATGTGCAGATTGCCAACCGTGGCTTCGATTATAGTTTGGCATCTAAGCGTAGAATCAAACATTTTTACAATTCTTTGCGAGCGTTTGAAATTGTCGTGACCAGCTCATCTCCACACAGAATCAAGAATTTTAATCTGTACGGCGTTGACGAATAATACGTAAAATAACGAAAGGCGGTATGCAATATGAAGGGCAAGAGCCTTAAAGAATGGATAGAGATTTACGAAAAGAAAACAAATGACAAGGCGGCAATCCTACCGGGCTACCGCCTTTTTTATTTAGCAGAGCGTGGCTTTGCTACTATGAAGCTGGACGAAGAGGGCAAAATGGTAATCGTGTATCAAGTATGCGGCGATGCTAAGTTCTGGCGTGATTTCGCCGAGCTTGTGGGTGCAACCTTTGGCTGCAACTGCGTCGCAACAATCTGCACTCGCCATATCGAGCCATATATTCGCGGCTTCGGCTGGGAAATACTGGAACGCGAAGAAGTAAACGGACAGTATCGTTACTGGTGTCAAGATAGCATCGGCAGGCTGATTATTATCACCTATAAGCATACTGACAAAGAAACAGGTGAGCCTGCGTACTGGGTGACGCATTACTTGAACGCTAAAGCCACCAGTCCGATGATTGAGGAAATGAAAGCAAAGCTAAAGGAAGAAGGTGCGCTTAATGGGTAAAAAAGGCGGCAGCACAACAGTTCAGTCTTACAAACCAACAGAGCAGGAAATCCGCTTGCAGAAGCAGGCTGCCGATTATGCAGAAGCGGTGGCACCTAACGCCTTGTGGCTGAATAACGTAGCACAAGGCTTGCTGAAAGACAGCTTGGGCACTATTCAAGTTGATTATAACCAGTTGTTGTCCAACGCTAATAAGCAAATCGGCAGTGCGCAGCAGGGCGTAGCTAACCTTGCTCAAGGCATCCTTCCTGCGGAGTATCAGAAGAACATGGAAGCGAGCATCGCCAGTGGCGTTAACAACACAATGGGGCAGACGCTTAATAGCCTTGGCTCTCGTGGTATCTTGAACAGCAGCGTTACTAATACTGCTATGAACGATATTTCTAAAAATGCTGCCGATACTATGGCGCAGCAGTACCAGAATAATATCGGTGTTCTGAACGGCTTGTATGGCCAACAGGCATCGCTTGCCGGAAGCCAAATTTCTACAAGTGCTGCGGCACAAGAAGCAGCTCAACAGCCCGCTCTGAACCTCTGGAACGCGTCCCTTGGTTTAAATAGCGGCGGTACGCTTGGCGCTCTGAATGCGGTGTCCGGTCAAGGCACAACAACCAGCACGACCTCTGGCGGCGGCAGCTTCCTCGGTGGTCTGTTCAACGGCGCGGCGTCAGCGGCGATTAACGCTTGGTGCTTCGTGGAAGAAACGCCTGTCGAGATGGCTGACGGCGAACAGAAAGCTATTCGCGACATCGAAGCTGGCGACAAGGTTATGGCCTACGACCATGTACGTGATAGAAAGCACGTCGAAGAAGTCACGGAAGTCATGAAGCCGCATTACAGCGAGATTTACATGGTTATTTGTCAAGACGACGACGGCAACCTGCGTAACGTAGGAACCACACTCACACAGCCGCTAATGCTTGCTGACGGCACTTTTAGAGATGTGTGTATGTTGCGCGTCGGAGATAATCTTAAAAACGTCGGTACGGTCAAAGCAATCGCTTTTGACGGCGAGCGAAAGGTTTACGACTTCAAGACGACGAGACACGGGACGTCGACTTATTATGCTAATGGTTTTGTAGCGAAGGCGGGTACTGATGAATGGGGCGGTGAAGTAGCATGAGTTACGGCAGATATGGAATGAAGATGCGCTATAACCCTTACGCGTCGCCGCAGGAACAGCTTGGTGAATCACTCGGTACTGTTCTGGGCACGATTTGGGGCGAGAACTATAACCGTCGTGGCATTGAAAAGGGCGAACAGGAAGCGCTGAGTGCCCTGTATGGCGTGGGCGCAACTTCGCCTACGTCTAACGATGATACGTTGCAGGGAGTCTATGGGCAGGGCTTGCAGGGCAATACTGTTGGCGAGCAACAAACTTACGCAAATGCAAATTCACAGTTTGGTATTCCAGGCGGCAATCAAGCAGCAGATGCGGCTAACAACGTAATTTCTCCGCAAGATGCCATTCAAAAGGAAAAATGGGAGTTTGTTAAAAACAAATACGGCGGCAAAACTCCAAACCCAACAGGCGATGAGATTATAGCATCGAAGACAGCAAACACCATTAGTACCAATCTTGCGAATCTTGACTTGAGCAAAGTGCCTGTAAGCGACCCGAAGATGCTTAACAACCTCCTAAAAGCGCAGTTGCGAAAGAATGGCAGGACGGAATACCAGATTGGGCAGATTATGGATAACATTTCGCCAATGGTTGATGCGAAGGTCAAAGAGCATAATGACGGCATGTATAACGATTTATTCGAGCAGTATAAGTATGCTATCGGGACGAAAGATTACACTGGTGCTCAGATGATTGGTTCGCAAATGGCTAAGTATAATCCGGAAGCAGCAAAAATTGCAATGGCCGGACTGCCGACGATGCACGACCAATACAATGTCGCTGAAACTAATAAGCGTATGGATAAGCAACATCAGTATAAAGTTGCTGACATGGCGTACGCTTCGGCGTTGAGCAAAGACCAAGCTAGGTTTAACCATGATTTGAGCTTTAATGATTTTGTAAGGCAGAACAATTATAAGATTGGTATGGTCGCAAAAGCTAATGGTATTAGTTACGACCAAGCGGCGAAATCTTTATTTGGTGTTCAGCAAAACAAAGCTAACGACCAGCGCATGGCGGCGGCGAAAGAAATTATTGCCGATGCGCAGGCTTGGGTAAAAGTAAACCCTGACACTCCCTATCCAAATCAAGGGCAGCTGCGTTTGGCACGTAATTATTTGACTAGCGTGCTTAACGGTGGGCAGCAGCTTAGTCAAGTCCCTGCGAATGTAAACGACTACAACCAGATGCAAGATTGGTTGAATCAGATGAAAGAGGCTGACGGCGGCAGACATAGCGATGCACAACTTGCAGCGATTGCTCAAAGAGTGCTTGGAGAAAATGGCGGTTATTTAAACAGAGCTTTAAAAGACCGCGGCTGGATAAAATAAACTAACGGAGGCTGGACGATGGCTAACAATAAATATAACTTCCCGGATTTGAATAACGAGCGGCCTGTATATGATTTTTCGTGGCTTGATGATTACGCGCCAGAACCGGAAAAAAACAACGACGACGACGGAATCCTAAGCGCAGCTTATCACGGCGTAGCAGGAGCGACAGGCAGCGTAATCAGAGCAGGCGGCAACCTGTTAAATTATGCGGGCAAACCTGCCTATCTAACAGAGGAAGAATGGGATAAGCAGATGCAGGCCGATGGTGGCTTACGTGCCTTTACTAATCGAACTAACAAAAAAATCGAAGAATTTGGCAAAGAGGTAGAGGATGCTCAGGCCCGTTCTTATTCTGACCCGTTTAGCGCAGCGTCTATTGCTAACGCCGCAGCAAGCGTTATTCCTTATGCTATTGGTTTAGGACTAAGCGCAAGGGTCGGCGCTCCTACTGTCGGAGAACAAGCTGCGGCGAACGTTAGCGCTTCTGCCATGGCTACTAGGCTGGCTCCATTCCTTAGTAAGATTTCTGGAAAGTATGGTGAGACCGTAGCTGCCAATGCTCCCAAATATATGGCTCCGATTATTGCGAACCTCGAACTTGGCCAGAAACAAGCTTTGCCAGAAGCAGTGCTGGAAAGCGTAACCAGTGGCAAACTTGATTATATTGACAATGCTAAGCGTAATGGCACTTATGTGCCGGGCGTTACCGAACAGGAAGCAGAGCAGGTAGCTAAAGGCGTGCTCACCGACAACTTGATGTTTATTACTGGCACCGACACTATGCAGGATGCTCTGATTCAGATTCTTGGTGGCAAAAAAGCAGGCAAGCTCAAAAAGGCAGCGACGGCTATGGGTGTCGGCGGCGGCATCAACTCTGTGCAGGAAATGGGGCAGCAGATTATTCCGAAGATGGAATCCGGGCAAGATTGGAGCTTGACTGACCCCGATATACTGCTGTCTGGTTTGGTCGGCGGCTTGACAGGCGGCGTACCTGCGGGCGTTGCTAATATGTACGATAGTTATGGCCCGGGAAGCGCAAACACTAATGTTACTCCTAGCGACGCTGGCACAACTCCTGCTCCGGGCGTAGATGTGACGAGCGTGGACAACGAACGCGAAGCCTTTATCAATGCTATCGGCGGGCAGGAAAGTGGCGGCAATTACAACGCAGTGAATGGACGTACAGGGGCAAGCGGTAAATATCAAATCATGCCAGAGAACTGGTCTGCGTGGGCGCAAGAAGCTGGCTTATCTGCCGACGCTCCCATGACACCAGAAAATCAAGAAATTGTTGCACGTCATAAACTCGGTGAATACTACGACAAGTACGGCGCACGCGGCGCTGCTATGGCGTGGTACGCAGGCGAAGGCTCACTGAATTACAGCGAAGAAGCACTTAATCGCAAACAGGGCAAAGGCGATGAACCGTCTATCAACGAGTATGCAGACCAAGTGCTTTCCAGAATGGGGAAAACTGGTTCAAACGCAGGCGATATGGGCATTCCTACTGCGCGGCAGGCTAAATCCTTCCTGCAACAGTACCTTGAGAATGATGCTGCTGCTGGAGATGAGTACAACGCGGTTGATACAATTCTCGGTGAAGGTTCTGACAAAGATATTATCGCTAAGGCTATTGAGCTTGGCTATGGCAAGCAAAACGAGGCAGAACCGCCGCAAACTCAACAGCCTGTCACTCCTGCCACCACACCCGAGGAACAGATTCAGACAGCGACAGATAATGTCAATTCTGCTGTTGATGACGTTGTTAACGGCGGTGAAATTCCTACTGTTCAACAGCCGCAAGTGCAGCCCCAGCAACCGCCAGTGCAAGTTCAGCAGCCGGTGCAGCCTCAGCAAACTACCGCCGCTCCTTCATTCGATGACCATATTATGAATCTGCGTAAGACCGTAGACCGTATTGCCAAGAATAAAGGTGAAGGTGCAATCAAGCTTACAGATGAAGACGCGGCTCGCTACGCCGGTATCGCTGGCGGTGATAACATACAAGACCTTATAAGCGCTGCCGAGAGCTTGAAAATCAAGATTCCAAGAGGCGTAAAAAAGGAAGTCGCTCGTAGAGCCGACGAAGAGCGTGGCAAACTGCGCGGCGACAATTGGGCTAGAGCGGAAGCTATTGCTATCAACAATACTGTCCCGAAAAGCATAAAAGATAAGCATGTAGACCCGGCAACTGGCATTATCCGCGATGGCGCTTTCGACAAGAACAGGACTGCAAAAGCAGCGTTGAACAACAGCGAGTACGATGGCTTGGGTACTCGCGCTATGAACGGCGATGAGGAAGCGAGGGCACAGCTTAGAGAGCTGAAAAAGATTGAACAGTTTGCACTTATAGACAGGGCAAGACGCGCAGCTCTAGGCGAGGGAGAAGATAAAGCTCCCGCAAAGGCGGTAAAGGGCAAGAAGGCTCAGACTGCACAAGAGTCAAGACCGCAACAACCGCTTGATGATTCAGAAGTTGATGCGCTCGTAAACAAAAAAAGAGAAACGGCTCCCGCTGACGAAGCGCTCGGCGACAAGAAGCATGATGGTACGATGTATGGCTTGCCTATTTACAAATCTGCCGACGGCGGTGTAAAATACCTTCTGAACGAAAAAGCAAAGAAGGTACGTAAAATGGGCAAAGGTATAGACGAATGGCATGATTTTGATAGCGCAGAAGCGGCTAAAGAGTCTATTGCCAAAGACGGCGCAGGGGAAGCGGAGAATACCGCTGCTGCTGACAAAGGTGGCGATGACAACAACGGAGGCAAAACCAATGAAACTGATAAGAACGGGACGGGGAGCAAAGGTGACGACAAAGGCTCCGAAAATCCAGTACAAAACAAACAATCTGAAGAACCTGTCAAAGCAAAAACCGGCGACGACAAAGGTGAAGGGGAAAACGGCGAGGCTGAGCAAGTAGAAAAGCCGAAGAAGAAAGAATATAAGCTTAGCGTGTGGGAAAAAAGCGGTATTGACCAAGGCATAGGCGACATAGATATTCTCGAAAGTTTATTTGGCGACCACAGCGGCGAAGAAGAAACTTCTAAACCTGTTAAATCTAAGGACGACGAAGATGTTGAGCGTGTAATTACCGATAACATTCTTGTCAATGAATCCAAGGAACTGGGCGAGCGCGAGAACGCTTACAATGCCATTGCTGAAAAGTTTGCGGAAAGCAATCCGAAAGCAGCAGAGGCGCTGGGCAAGTATCTCACAAAGCACCCAGAGATGCGCGATTTGCTTATTGATATGTTCGACAAGCACCCACAGCTTTTGACTTCTGTTGTCAAAGATAAGAAAGCGAAGAGCGGCGAGCGCACTGTGTACTATGTTGTTTATGACGGTAACGAAAAACCAGTCAAGATTCCTAATTCTATGGCTGATATTATCTCTGCTTTCGACGGCAAGGAAACTGCAACGCTTGATGCTTATACTAAACAGCAGAAAGCGCAAAAGCAGCAGGAAGAACCCGCGGAGGAAGGGCCGACCTATATCTCTGAGATTCCAGAAGATGCGACAGACGACTTCTTGGAAAGCGTGCAGAAAGAGTATGGTAAAGAAGACGCTGCCGAAGCCTATGATTTGCTGTTTTCAGATAGTCCTATCCAAGACAAAGACGGTAATCCGTTGACTTGGGACGAAGTTATTCGCCAAGCAGTATTTAGAGATTTGCAACTGAAAGATAACAAAGAGTACGACAAGCTCGTAAAGCAAGAAGGATTCTCATTCTCAAACAGTGCGCTCGGAGATTGCTATTGGACTATTTACGAGAAGCACGAAGGCCGCGTTAAACCTACTACTCGTGGTGGTTATAAGACGAAAAATAATTTGTCAATCGACGATATTATGGCTATCGAAGAGGCAACAAAGGGTATCAACGACCCTACTGTCCGTGACGACGATGTTGCACCAAAAACAGCAGCGCTTCTGCACGAGAGATTCCCGGATGCAGCTATTGAGGATTTGCCGTCAGCAGACATTAAGCAGGCCATGCAAGATGTTCTGTTTGGCAAAAAGCAGCAAGAGTATCAAGATAAACAGGCTGAAGTCGAAAAGCAACGTCGAGTTGTACAGGAAGCAGAAGATGCGCTTAAAAAAGTTGGTGCTGATTTTGGAAATGCGAGCGAGAAAAAGCTTAAAGTTTGGCATGATGCAATAGCAAGCGCAGAGGCGAAACTAGAAAAAGCAAAAACAGGTGCTGACGCACAAGCAATTAAGGAAGCAGAAGACGCTTTGTCAAAGGCTCAGGACGGACTTGGCAGAGCCGTTGAGTCTGAACGCAAGGCAAGCGGCGCAGCATTAAAGGCGGAAGTTGCAAAGAAAAACTTAACTAAGGCCAGAGAGAAACTAGACTTGCTGACAGACGAAATAACTGGTTTGGAAAAGCAACGTTTGGCAGAAGATAAGGGCGTACAGGAGTTAGCTAAAAAAGCAAAAAAGGCGCGAAGGGAAGCCAATGAAGCTCTCAATAAAGCCAAAACAACAAAGAAAGAGGAAGACCAAAAAGCCGCAGATGCAGCCGCAAAACGTGCAAAAAAAGCTCAAGCCGACCTGCAAGCTGCCCAAGACAGAGTTCTAAGCAAACTTAAAGGTGAAGAAAAAGAGAAACAGCAAGAAGAACCTGTAAATCAACCAGAAACCGAGCAGCAAGAAGAGATACCTCAAGTTAAAATTTCCAAAGAGGCAGAAGACGGGTTAGTAAACCTTTTGAACGGCTTAGGCGAGATGAATTTGAAATTCAAGGCGGACGATAAGCAAAGTAGTGGTATGGTCGAGTTTAAAGCCGACCTGTTTGACAGCTTGTTATTTGCCGGTTCTCAAGTTCTTGACCAAATCGGCAGAGGGAAAGAGCTGTTTAGAGCCTGGGCAGGACGAATGAAACAATTATTAGAAAGCGCAGCAGCGAGAGCCAGTGAATCCGGCTCTCGTATGCTGCGCTT